CTGTAAGACCGCCTAAGAATCCGAAGATAGGACCACCGGGAATCAAAGACAGACCGGGAATAATACCGAGACTGGAAATGAGTCCCCAAGCACCAGCACCCAGTGTAGCCCCACCAAGAGCGGCTGGGGCTCTATCTTTTATTTCCTTCTTAACCTTCTCTCTGAACTCTTTGCTGATTAAACCAGATTTAGGATCTTCGATATTACCGAACAAAAGTTCTCGCATCTGATGAGATGCAGTGGTCATTCCACCAAGTGCGCCAATAACTCCGCCAAGCAGAGGACCACCGGGTAAGAACATACTACCAATGACACCGATAGCAGCACCTTTACCCATAGCAGGCGCATACTGTTTGAATGCATCAGTAACAGTACGATCAATAAGGCCAGACTTAGTCTGTTTCTTTCGCGTGACCTTCTTACCAGTAAGAGGATCCACCACCGGCTTCATCCGACCTGGATTCTTGGGATCTGGCATCATGACATCTTCAACATCATCACCAAATTCACCAAACAGGAAAGACTTTAGCTTATCAGAACCAGCAACAAGACTGGCTCCACTACCAAGAACCATTCCCAGAATAGGGCCACCAGGTAAAAAGAGACTTCCGAGAAGACCCGCACCAGCGCCAATGACCATATCAGGAAAAGCTTTATTAACTTCATCTTTAACAAGCTTAAACTTCTCCCGAGAACCGTGGTCATCGCCATTAGCATCTGGACCAAAAAGCATATCAGTGAAATCATCGGTAGCTTTCTTTATCTTACCACCAATGCCGTAGTAGCCCATATAGTCCTCGCCATTCTCACCATGTACATACTTTACACCTTTACGAGGACTATCCGCAGCTTCGCCCCAGAGGAGCCTGTCGATTAAACCAGCACCTTCAGTTTTGGTTCCATCTTTAATACCGCGAACTTTACCTCGTATTTGGTTATATGCATCACTAAAACGGCCACCACTATATTCACCAGTGAAATTGCCCTCTTCGTCAAGAACTTTATTACCGATAAACTTGGACTTAATGCGACCGCCGAATTCTTTAGCTCGATTCTTAACCGGATCCACAACTTTCTCAAAGAGTCGATTTTTAATCCTTGGGATCAAACCGGTCTCTTTATTGAAAAGAGAATCCTTTAACGGTTCACCAATGTGTTCAGCAAACCAACTTCTTGCATCCATCCAGTGCGCCTTTACCGAAGCAGTTACAGTGCGCATAAGACTGGGTACTTCATCAGTGCTATTAAGATACGATTCCGCATCTTCACCGTAGATGATCTTAAATAAGAATGCATCAATGGTCTCAAGCCCCTGATTCATAAGAGCGAACGGAGCTTTTGTCATTGCACCCTTTAGATTATCTAAGAAGCCCTTATCTGGACTAATTCCCAAACGCTCTTTAAACTTATCACTATGAGAAGTGATTAGTCTACGAGTAGCCTCAATCTGAGGATTGTCCGATGTCCCAGGAGCCGTATTCTTTATCTGTAATGCTTCCTGGTATGCCATAATCGTTTCGAGAGGTGTATCCTTATCAATAATAAGTTCGTCAAGAGAACGAACCTTATCAATTTCAGCCTGCCTCTTTTGTCTATCGCTACGCTCACGACGCTCACGTTCCTGACGCCGAGCAGTTGCACCATTTTCCGCTTGCACTTTTCTATCAAGACTATCACGAACAGTTTGAGCATCTTTGAGAGCTTCTGTAAGCATCGGGTTACCAGATGTGCTTACATTGCCAGTTTCATTACCGATAATGTAAGTGTATGTGATAATACCTCGGCGCAATGTTGTAAGAATATCATTTGCAATGATATTAGTAGCATTTACGCCTCCCATTGTCAAGTTCCGAGCATGTGCTTTCTTGACAATATCATCACGCTCATCTTCCGTTAAACCATATCGACGTCTCTTAGACTCATACTCAAGACTATTTGCAGTCTCTTTATCGAGCATTCCAGAGAAGATAATACCAAGACCACTTGTAGCAAGCTCGTTGTTTCTTGTGGCACTCGCCCTATTACGAGCAGTTCTAGCGCTTGCAATTTCATTGGCAAGCATCATTTGCTCATGCCTGGGCATCTTTTGCAAGATAGAACTTATCACACTAGCATAGATATCCTTATTAGGACTATCCGGCATCTGTTCGAGGAACTGCTCTCGCGTAGCGGCATTTCCTCTTGTAAATTTCCGAGGATCAATGAAATTATTATCCTCCGCCTGCTTCTGCATCCAGAGATACATATACTGACGAAAATCTTCATCCATCTTCGGATCTTTAAATCGTACAGATTCGCCACGTCTCTGGAAATTAGAAGCGGCGCTTCCCATACGTCCAACCAGATCATTAGAGGTATGATGCTCTTTTGCATACACCTCGGTAGCTTTCATCAGCTTTCCTGTGCTATAATCATACATACTCACAGGGTCACCAGAGACTGCACTATAAATACGAGACAGCCACATAGGGATGACCTGTTCAACTGCATGTACAGTCTTATTGGTCAAAACAGCTTGACCGGTAGGATTCTTTAATGTAGTATCGATACCGTGGCGAGATCGCACATTAGAACCGAGTAGACCAAAAATAAAATCGGAGATTTTTCCTCCGCCCTCTTCAACCGGTTTAGAAAAGTTTCGACCTCTATCAGCCCATTTAGCTAAAAGTGCAGGAAAGAATGACTCCAAATACTTACCTGTCTGATCCATTGTCTGCTTTAAATAAGCAGGAAGCATCGCAGAAAGTACCTGGTCCGTAATAAGCTGTAACGGGTTATCGCCAGCAGCTCCAAGAATAGTCTTTAAATCCATGCCACCAGTTGCCATACTAAGCATACTGGAAATACCATATTTCTCGTCAGCATTTTTCTTAATGGTTTTTAGCCAATTCTTGATATTCAACTCACCATGAACACCAAATAGCTCTTCATCTTTTGGTGCCTCAAACTTCTCCGGTGCAGCCGGAGTTGTGTTGGTTTTAATCTGCGTAAGCAGATCCGTGATTGTCTGTAGCTGACCCATCATCTGCTGGTGTGCTTCACGATTTACTTCCAGCATAGATGTTGCAAAAGAGTTCACCGCTTGCAATGTTGCCGCCTGTTGGGTGACCATGTTCTGAGCAGCATTCATCATTTGTGCATGCTGCTTCAAAGACATACGAATATTCGTTTGTGCATTTGCATTATTCGTATGAACCATGGCTTGTGTAGCGGTACTAATAGCGCTGATTGTTGCATCGGTACGAATATCAGCACCACGTTCCTGCACTTCGACAAGTTTTACTTCTTTCTCGAATGCGGGATCTACTTCAGGTTCGACATATTCTCCATCTTCATCGAACCCGGTCATGTCAACATCACCAAAACTATCCAACAGGGAATCAATATTTGCACCCCATTCGGATCGATCTCGGTTAGCAACATAAAGATCTCCAGACTTTAAATCCGACAATGCGTTATTCGCAAATTTAGATAGAGCTTGGAAATTATCCGAATGCATTGCACGGTCGACGCTCTTATTTAAGCTATCTACAGGATTGCGTAGAAAGCGGGCAGTATCTTCAATTAGATCACGGTTGGTGTCAACCATGCCTGCCAATGTGGGCATCGACATATTTACGACTTCAGTACCAGATGCGAGGAATAATTTTGCCGTTCCTGTAAAATATTTGCCACCTTTGGTAGCGATGCCTTTCAGGCGCTGGCGAACATCTTTCACCATCTTATCATTCTCGGCCAATACGTTTCACCTACTTTCTACAGGGTATAGTATAGGAATGTTCGGCCTAAACCATATACCGGCTAGTATAACATAAATAGTTTGATGAAAAAATAAAAGCAAATGGGAGCCCATATGGGCTCCCATTTTTCTGTATACATATTATATTCATAATGATAGAATCGAGACCGTTGTGAACTTGCTGGATGTCGACAGCATTCAGCAAAATCCATGTTCACAGAAGGAGATGATCTGAAGGCGCATACTCTCCAAAAGTTGCATGCTCGGAACCAGCGTGTTGCTCCCTGTTTAGAAGAATTGCTTCTTCCAGGGTATACACTGGATGATATTTCTGAAACAGCTAAGACTAACGAGTGGAACGTGGTGCGGTATATTGAAACCGAGCCATTGGACCCATTCAGAGTCTTCGTAACCCGTATGGCTTTGGCCAACGGCGTAAGTAAACTTACTTTAGCTCAATCCTATCACTATGGATGTTATCCGGGAAGTATATTTCAACTTCCCGGGTACATCTTTATTCACTGATGGAATTTTCTTTTTCTAGCAATGACTCCATCTCAGATTTAGTACCGATGCCTCTGATCGATCCAAATTTCTCGCCACGCCAAAACCGAAAACCGCCACACTTTTCACTGAATCGCATTAACTTTACAAACTGAATAGTTTCATTTTCATTCTCTCGTAACATGGGATAAAGTCCAACGATATCACCAGTTTCAGTATCAAGCTGAACTTGTGCTAAGAATACAAAGGTACCGTCGTCTTCAGCACGACCGTTTAGCATGTCGAGCACTCGTTGAATAACGCTCTTAACAACGTCTGAGATGATCATATGTATTTAACCCTTCTTAGCCTGCTTCTTCTGCAGAGCCAGAGCGCGGTCAACCACACTCTTCTTATAAGTTACCTTACCGGTATGAGCGCCAGAACGCTCCATCTTCTTTACGGTCAGCTGCAGCATCTTCTCACGGAACATGCGCATATTCTTCCCGCATTCGGTATAGATGTACATAGCCTCATCCACAGCATCAGTGACCCACTCAACATCTCGAGCGCCGTATTCGAAGCTGTCAATGATCTTGCTACGCTCACCGGCATCGGTAACACCAGCATGCTTCAGCATCTTGTCCATGAACTTCTGCAGACCTGCACCAATGTCGCACTCTTCCTCAAGCAGAGCGTCATTGCGCAGGAGATACTTCTTAGCCTTGAAGTCCTTATCAGACAGAACTGCATAGACCAGAGTCTGGAAGTCAGACTTAGAGAACCTGCTGGACGGATTCTTCTTCAGCTCGTCAACGATCGTATTAACCGCTACGGCCACATTCTTCTTTTCGCTCATTGTTATAGTTCCTCCTTAATATTCATTTACATTGGGGAATATGGTTATGGTATTTCTAAACGAGGACTATTTCGCCTCGGGATTCACCCTCCAATAATCACATCACCGCTACCATCTCGCACAGATCCACCAATCGAGACAGCATCACCGACTCTGGCTGCAGGTCTACCGTTGATAAAAACGCTACTACTACCAGCGGAGATTGTGTCAGAATGTCCAGGATGTACTAAACACCCGTGAGATGCATAGCTATCTCCGACACGACCTGCACCAAGTCCATTGATCAGTACATCACTGCTTGCTGTGACAAGAGGGACAGGAGCACACATATCATGTCCGGTGTTAGAATCACCCAATCTTGTAGCACTTGGCATGGAATATACCCCCTTAGTTCAAACGAACTATACCACCCTGAGTTGTAAAGTTTCCGGTAATCGTAACATCAGCTTTAATGTCGATCTTATTTGCATTGATTGTCATATTCTCACACTCAATGTGAATATCACGAGCATTTAAGTTGAGATCACGAATTTTCAGAATTACATCCAGAGAAGTAAAATCAACACTATCCGGAACGATAATGACCATCTTCTCAGCCTCGTAGATGAGAACGGTCTTTCCACCCATTCCTTCAAGTTCGGTTCGATATAATCCTTTTAGCGTTGATGCGGGTACACCACTTTCATACATGGTATCACCTCCAATATACCAGGTTAGGCTCTGGGGACAAGAACCATAAACCCATCTGTATCACGAACGCCCTCTTTAGTCTTCTTGATCTTCTTATCTTTCACACGCTGATTATAATTAGCTCGGATCTTGCCGATCAGATCACTAACCTCAGCGGCACCAGCGTTAATGATTACAGACAGAATCTCTTCATCTCTGGCCTCTTTTCCGTATACAGGAATAGCCAGCAGAGCCACAATCAGGTCACGATTAACATCTTTCATCACAACCTGAGTAGTCTTTTTACTCTCAGACTTTGCAAGCAACATTGCACGTACATCTGCAGCCATATCAATATTCATCCTTTCTCTCGGAGTTATTATTTTGTCTGCTGATAAATCAATAAACAATGATCTCTTGTGGGTTTAGTAATATTTTAGCACCTCGAACACCACTATAACGTATACAAATATTGTGTGCTGATTGAATCCTGAAACGAAAGGTTGTGAAGATAACATGGTAAGGGTTGACTATCTGGACCCTTTTATGGTTTACCAGACGAAGCCGCCTGTCATTATGCCTGAAACCCAGGGGGATCGTAAGAAGGATCAGGCATATGTCGTAATTGCGCCCACGATTGAACAGGAGCTTCAATTCCTTTCAACAAATAAGGTGCTATCTTTCCGTTATTTATCGAAGTATTTTGTAGAGAAAAGATGGGACACAAAACTGTATGGAGCCGGACGAGTAATCACGCTTCCCAATAAAGATGGGGAGCTTTCTAATCTTCTGGGCAGATATCACACAGGAAATCTCAAAGATCTTGATGAAGTCACATCTTTCCTCCCCACAAATAAAACTGATCTTCTAAAACGTCTGAACGTATTGGTTGAAGTCAACCACGTAACCAATGGTGTATTGACTAACCCGAAAGATAATCGAATTCTCCGCATGAAAGTTCAAGATTTGATCAAAGAACTTAGTCGGGTAATCGAAATTGACTATCTTGGACCTTATCAGAGAACCATTATTATCCCCATGGAACTCTGGTTTGATGCTGAGGAATATAACGCACCAGCAAATCTCATGAAACCTATTAGCAAGAATCCTATGGGCGTCTTTCTCGGGATGCTTACCGATGTAAATACTCTCAGAAAATTCGGTAATATCATGCTGGTTGATGGTAATTACGTGCTGAAGATGAATGCTGATAGTATTCCTGATAAAGAAAAGGATGACCCGAAAGAGTTCATCGAAGAGCAAATTACTGCTTTCATGAGGAAAGCTCGTAAGCGTAATCCGGCATATCTTGCTCCTATTAAAGAAATGGACGGAGAAGATGATCCTTCTACCGTTTCTCTTGCAGTTGCAGCGGAGAAAACACGTAAAGAAATGACAGCTGATAAAGCTATCGAGGCAATCAAAGCTGATCCAGATAAAGTATCTCCGGAAAAGAAAGAAGCGATTGCTAAAAAGGTTGAAGAGAAAATTGCAGCAAAGCCTGCCAGCAGTTCCTCTTCACCAGCTCCTGCAATGGTTGATGAGTATGATAGTGGCACTGATCCTGAGGATGAACTCATTCGTCTGGATGAAGATCTTCCTAAGATTGAGTTCGATAAACCTGGTGAAGCCGATGTTATTCTCTCTGCAAAAATGTCTGGTAGATCTGTTGCATCTGAGAAACGTAATGAGATGCTGAAAGATAAGTATCGTGAACTTAAGTTCGGTGCTACATCTATGATGGATCTCATTGAAACTGAAACTGCCGCAGAGATTCCGGTTATCGAAACAAAAGCGCGTACGATTAATCCGGCTCTAAAGAAGCTCTCTGCTCAGCGGTTTGAAGAGACCTATGATAAGACCCTGATGCAGCATGACCTTGTCAGTATTCTTCTTCATTTCTCCGGTGTACGTCCTGCAATGTATTTGAATAAAGATATCGAGATCGAAGATGTTTCGTCCAGAACTGATCGTGTATTAAAATACACGGTTACATTCGAAGATGAAGATCGTAAACGTCATCGGTTCTCATTCAAATTGCCGAAGATGTATAAGCATAAATATCTCTTCTTAAATGGACAGGAACTTACGATTACTCATCAGAAGCTGCCATTCCCGATTACAAAAGTTCAGGCTGATCGTTGTCAGTTGGTAACTAACTACAATAAGATCTTCGTATATCGATATGGTACTGCGCTTTCTCCGAGAATCATTCGACTGAAGAAAATCTTAAGTGGTGAAAATCTTCCTAACTGTGTCATTCGTAAGGGTGATTGTACATCGATGAACAAATCCCGTCTTACCACGATTGAGTTTGATGAACTTGCAAGCAATTTCGTGAAAATTCAGATTGGTAAAATGAATGACAATATTTCGTTCTTGTTCGATCCTGATGCTACTAGCGTCATGTTTGATGAGAGAAAAATGCCGACTAAAGTTGATTCTGTTACCAGTGATGAACTCGATAAAATCGAAGATAAGACCTTGTTCCCCATTGCTCTCAGAAAAACCAAATCTTCCAATCAGTCTGTAGTGATTCAGTATTGGTTGTCTGGCACAACCAATCAGGTTTATGATGATAAGGGGATAAAACAGGGTGAACTCTCTGACTTTCTGATTCAGAATCTGATTGAATTCAATCCAAATCTTGAGAAAGATTTTGCTGATACCAGTGCTGGTAGTAAGTTCATGTATTCTCGTGTAAGGATCATGTCTCAAGATATTCCGCTGATTCTTGTCATGGGTGCAGCTGATCCTAATGGTCTTATTGGTGCACTAGAGAAGAGTAAGATCAACTACCAATTTGTTGAGAAACGTCCTACCGTTGATAAAAACGTCACTGGCGTCATTCCTTTCGCGGATGGGTATTTCGTTTTCGATCGATATCCTTATGAGAACTCTCTGCTGCTTAATGGTCTTTCTACGTTCCCGTCTAAGGAGTATAACTTTTATGATATGAACATGAGAGACACTTATGTAGATATTTTCGATCTCATGTGTGGACAGAGAACTCTTGCAGATAACCTGCCTGCATTTAACTATATGATGATCGATCCCATCACAAAAGAAGTTCTCAATAAGTTGGATATGCCTACAGATTTTGTAACCTTGCTTCATTTCTGTAATGGCGTATTGGCTGACAATTCTTTCCAGATTGACTCGAACTATGAGAACAGCCGTATTCGCTCTAACGAGATTATTATGGCACATCTCTACAGAGAACTGGCTGTTGCATGGTCCAATTATCGATCTGGTAGAACTGACACTTTTTCTATTCCTGAAGATATTATCCTTAAACTTTTACTCACGTCTAAGATCGTGGACCCGAAGTCGAAGTTGAATATCTCGCTGGAACTTGAAAATGATCGCAATGTGAAACTTAAGGGTCCAAGTGGTATGAATGAAGACCATTCGTTTACGATTGAAAAGCGTGCATATCATCCTACTATGCGTGGCGTCGTTGCTACAAATAGTACACCTTCTGGTGAAGTTGGTATCAATCGACATATGGTTACTAATGCGAATCTGAAAGATGCTCGCGGTTTTATCGAAATTAAGAAAGATTCGTATGATGGTACTGAGCTGCTATCTCCCGGTGAGATGCTTCAGCCTTTTGGTCCTGAATCCGCCGATATTGAGCGTCTTTGTATGTCAATTTCGCAGTCCAAACATCTCGTACCCGTTGCTTCGCAGTGCTCTTGTCCTGTGTCTTATGATATGGAGCGTATTGCACCATACATGAGTAATGATTTTGCGTTTACGGCAAAACAAGATGGTAAAGTAGTAGAGATCTCTGAGGATCTTATGATCGTTCAGTATACTGATGGAAGTTTCGATGATATTGACCTCTCTGAACATCCAGCTCGTAATACTGATGGTGGTTTCTATATCATGAATAAGATGGATGCTAGACTGAAAGTCGGTAATCGGTTCAAAGCTGGCGATATTCTAGCTTTTGATAAAAAGACTATCAACGATCTTGATTTCTTCGGTGATCCCTGTGCTAACGTCGGCACACTTGCACGTGTTGCTTTCGAATCTAATGGTTCAGTCTTTGAAGACTCCGGATATATTACCGATGACTTTGCTCACCGATTTGCAACACAGATCACAAAGCAGAAGCGAGTTATTCTCTCTAAGTATGCTAATATCAAATATATTGCTAAGATTGGACAGAAAGTCCAAGCAAATGATCCCATCTTAGCGTTTGATGATACGAAAGATGAATTCTCGTCTCAGCTTCTGGCTTCTATCACTGATCAGCTTGCCGATGAAGATGAAGTGATTGCTACCAGTGCACCTGTTATCAGTAAGTATACTGGAACAATTAAGGACATTCAGATCATCTATACTGTTCCACTGGAAGATATGTCACCGAGTCTCCGGAAGGTTGTTGACAGTTATGCTAAAGATGCATCTAAACGCGAAAAAGTTGTCGGCAAATATCGTGACATCCGCGATGCGAACACTATCATGAAATCTTCCGAGATGGCTATTCCTGATTCCCGTGGTAAGGTTGCTGGCACTAAGATTAATGAAGGTGTTATCATTGACTTCTACATCGAATATGAAGATGTTGCCGGTAATGGTGATAAGGGTTCTATCACTGCTCTGAAATTTACTGTCTGTAATGTAGTGCCGTCAGAGCTTGCCGGATATACTGAATTCAATCCTGATCGAAAGATTGAAGTATATGTGGCATCGTTTGGCGCATTCAAACGAATGGTTGCGGACGTTGAGAAGATTGGTATTCTGACTAAAGTTCTTGTCGAGAGTAAGAGAATGCTTAAAGACGAATATAGTCAGAAAATCAAAGATGCATTGAAAAAGAAATAAACAAATACGAGGGTGGGACTGTCCCACCCTCGTATACTTTTTATATCATCATTTCTTGTGTTTACCCACACGATACGCTGCTGTAATCGTATTACGCATCAACATTGCACGTGTCATTAATCCAATTCCACCAGGAACAGGAGTGTACCATAATGCATTCTTATATGTATCAGGATGAAAATCACCACACAAATTTCCATCAGCATCTCGATTAATACCAACGTCAATAATACCAAATTCGCGATCTGTCGGCACCATATCCGGTGTAATGAAATTCGGCTTACCGACAGCGCTTACAATGATATTCGAATGTGTTGTATGCTCTTTAAGCTCCAGCGTATGAGAATGGCACACAGTGACAGTTGCATTCTTTTGCATAAATAACTGAGCCAAAGGTTTACCGACAATATCAGACCTACCGATAATTGTCACATTATAACCATGAATCATATCCAGATTATAGTATTCGAGAAGCTTCCAAATACCGGCAACAGTACACGGCAGCATATACTCATGCGGTGAGTTATCTGCATACAGAAGTCCCATATTCTCGGTAGTAATACCGTCCACATCTTTGATGGGTGAAATAGTGTTAATGATAGCAGCTCTATCACCAGCGCTATAGAACATAGTTGGCAAAGGGAGTTGAACCATAATACCGCTAATCATATCATCCTCATTTAAGGCTTTGATGATAGAAATGATATCATTTGTGTAATTCTTATCACCGGGAAAAGAGTACACTATAGTTACAATTCCGCATTTACGAGCATCAGCTTCTTTATTTCGTACATAGATATCAGATGCAGCATTCACACCAACCTTGATGATAGCGAGACGCGGTCTTACTGTGAACCTCTCTGCATGATCTCTAGTATCTTCCAAGATTTCGTTGGCGCACTCTTTTGCAAATAAAATCTGCGAATTCATATTCTTATTCCTCCTCAGAGGTAGTTTTATCCATTACATATCGCTGAGAAACAACGTCATCGGTAAATACTTGATATCCCATTCCGGGTTCCTTGATCAACCATTCACCTTCTGCTACAACCAGGAGACGATTAGTATCTTTATTGGATACGACAAGAGTCGGATGCGTCATCCCGTTGATTTCAGGATTATCATTACCGCTAACCTGACTCTTATTGCGACTAATCATATGCCCTTCGATACCGATAGGATCACCATTAGTCAAAGCGTAGAAATCGTCTCCGATCCAATTCAGAATATCGAAAAGATTGGAGAGACGGAACTGCACGCCTTCATGTGCAGTGTGGCGAACTTCCAGGGGTCTGATGGTAGATACATTCATACTAGTTGCGATCATTTCCATAGTTAATTACCTCCTTAGAATTGGTACAGATCGTAAGCTTTCATAAAGTCATTCATATCAGACTTATAAGTTTCAACAGATCCATCTCGTTTATAAACGAGAATCTTGAATTTGAAATCATAGTCTGTATACGCACAACATTGAGCCTGTATCTCATAAACACCCTCCACACCTTTTCGGTGGAAGTTTATGAAATTGGCAAGCTCATTAATATTATCAATGACAGTATCAGTTTGGTATACGTCCATTACCTCAACTTCACCGTCATATGATGCACGGAGTTTAAAACTGATAGCAATCTTATCAATCTCCATCAGTCTTAGATATGCTTTTAGAGAAATACGCATATACATATGCTCAGTTGCATTAACCAGCACATATAGATCATCATACTTTTTCTGAAGCTCTTTCAACTTCTTGAGATCAAATCGAGTGCTACTAATAATAACCTTGGGTTTACCATCTTTACTATAAATAGCAAGATTGTCAAACTTCACAAAATGGAAGTCCTTTACAAAACGGCTGGACTTCCATTTCTTGAGTTTCTTCCAAAGCCAATGCTTCCAAGAACCCTTCTTAAACTCAGGAGCTTTAATCTCTTTCTCTTTTGATTTCTTATCTTTCTTCGATTTCTCTTCACTCTTACGCGGAACGAGAGTGAAGAACTCATCTTTCTTGCTCACAACGTCACCCTTCCTTTCTCGTCTACGTTGATATTGAGTAAATCAAAAATCTTCTGAGGATTACCAGCTACGACATCGTATGTATAGTCATCATACACAACAATAGCTTTCAATGTTATAGTAACCACCTCAAGATGCTCTTTATTACACATTTTAATATAGCGATCAATATTTACGTACATCATACGCTGAATGATCTCAAGAGCTTGTTTTAATTCAGATGGCGTATCTATAATGAGATACGGAAATGATGAATTATCTGTATCAGTTGCCAGATGATCTAACACTTTACTTTTACCACCAATATCCATCTCAGCTCTGACCCGACACATAATACCAACACGTTTGATATGTCGAACTTTTCTAGAACATTCACATTTAGCAAATGTTCCGGAAGATCGTTTCCAGTCAATAGTCTTCCCTACATTATTCCAAGCTTTATTTTGCCAAGCTTTCCGATTATATGCAGTGACTAATCTTTTAAACCCGGTATTATTCTGATAGTCGCTAGCATAAATACGATATGTAGTAGCTCTGGTGTTCTGTTCACCTGGAGATACTCGGCCTTTCGGATAATATAAATAATTATCACCAACAGGTAGACCTTTTCTGGGAGATGCGATTTCACCAGGTTCATTCTTAGAATCAAATGATATATCTGATCCAATTCGTTTTAGAATAATGAACCCATCGTCATCTCGATATTGACTCTTTTTACTCACACAACTTCCTCCAATTTCCGCAGAATTATATCATCGTCTGTATATGTTTCAGAAAAGAATAAACTCAGAGGTTTAGCGCATAGGTTCTACTTATAGGTAGATAGAATATGCTTATAGCATAAACATAAAGGTAGAATAAAGAGAAGAAAGTAATATAAAGAAAGAGAAAATAAGAGATTTAATGTTTTTCGGTGGACAGCTCTTAAAGAGCGCAGTGGAGGTTCTCCGTGGCCTCCTCAAAAGGCCTAAGGAGAATCGCGAAACGAGCAAATAAATAACCGGAGCCCACTTAATTTCTTAGTCCACCGAAAAACAAAGCAAGCAAAAAGAATAATACATGTAAACATTGCGTTTACATGTATTATTCAAATTTTGAGATAAAATTATTAAAATTTCTAAATAAATCAAAAATTACTATTCGATAATACAGATAACAACTAGATAAATAATCATCTGAATCTATCAGAAATGAAAGGAGTTATTTGATAATACTATGATTAACATCATAACTTCTAATCCAACAATTATTAAGAATATACAAGACTATACAGATAACTTCATCGTCGTACATTTGATGGAATGTACTCTGATTCCGTTATCTGTTCAAACCAGTGGATACAAGTTTAATATCTATCATCAAGATGGAATAGATTTATCAGAATATGAAGAATATAAAAGTTCTTCTAATCTGAGATTTGAATTTATTCCTGTGCGAGCTATTTCAGAAGCTCTAGACAAAATCATTGAGACTATCGCACGGGAAGAAGAGCAAGCACGAACCGAGGCTGAAAAATTCAATGAAAATCAAGAAGAACTGATGATAGCCTCGGTCGTTGACATGAGTTGGAATAAACTCGGGATAAACTACATCAACAATAGACTCGCTCAGCATGATTGCGAGTCCTCCTGTCTGAATTTATATCAGTATCTTCGGGTGGGATCTATTCAGAGTCTAGCCGACATACTGAAAGGTCGGCTCCAAAGTGATTTTGTTTATCCCGAAGATCCTGTTGCATTTAGTTACGCAATCATGCGAGTCCTGAATGGGGTGAGCATGTGAGAATACCACATATCAATAAACTACGACTCGAATCAATAGATAAAGCACCTTCGGCCGAGATTGAAGTTGCTATTGAACCAAGTGTATACCTCGACGATCTCGGCCTCTTTGAAGACAAGAAAGAATATATCAAATGGGTTATTCGAATGAAGAAGCTCATACGAGATTCTTTCGAGTATGAAGAGTTGATTTATTTCCTGAAGAGAAAGAGAGGAATGGATCGATGCGGTGTACATCCAAACCAGACGATATGGGATGGATTCCGCATTGAATTACATCATACACCTTTCTGTTTGGAAGATATTGTACATATCGTGACAAATAAGAGAAAGCAGCGCGGAGAATCCATGAAGATGGGTGATATCGCCCATGAGATCATGGAATTACATTATCTTGGTCTGGTTGGACTATATCCACTCTGTATGATTTGTCACTATTTCTGCCACTCGGATGAGGGTGACTCTCTATTTATTCCACTTGAAAATGTTTTCGGTGATCCAGAAAAATTCTATGAAATGTATAGGCCATATGCCACGGAAGGTATACAGACGAAGTGGAATAACTTGGTTCAGTTGAATAAAGGATATCATCTGATAACAGAAACCATTCCGATCGAACTTCAGAAGAAATACATTTACGTAAAACCCACAGATAAGAAGGGTAAGAAAGCTGATTTTGAAGTGGTCAGCACTACCAAGTTGGTGGATTTTATCAATGAGATCAATAAGAAATAAAGAATGAGTGAGATGTTAAATCGTCTCACTCATCTTTCTTTTTCGCCTATATACTATAATGATGAAGATTATAGAAGAAAGGAGGACATGTATGGGCAATTCGCCAGAGTATATTGTCTTCACAGATGCGTCATTGAGACGAAATAAGACAAGATCCTATTGTGCTTTCGGTGTTGTTGTATTAAATCTAAAGACACTGGAATACGCCTCATTTGGGGCAGAGTTAGGAAGCCGCACAGTTACGTTTGGAGAGGGCTGGGCGGTGTATCGTGGAATTCAAGCTGTCTGTAATATCGTTGATAAGAAACGGAAAGATCCCATACAGATTTTAGTGGTGACGGACAGTAAGCTTACAGTGAAAGTTTTAAGTGAGTATATCCCGTTTGTGTGGGATACAAAAAATTGGGAGAACTGGAAGAAAGTAGATGGTTCTCCAGTAAAGAATCAAGGATTATATCGAAAGATAGTGGCATTGATTAATGATCATCCCGAGATCCATCCTCGCATTGCTCATATCAATTCTCATCAGTCAGATAATGATTGGGAGAAGATTCAGAGTAAGTTGAAGAAGTATGGTATCAATGCTGACCCAAAAACAACACGTGTCTTTATGAATATGAATGATCTGGCAGATTCTATCTGTCAGGGCATCACAAAGAAGATGCGAGATGAAGAAGAGAAGACCGGTGAATTTATCCGGTTAATACCGAAAGGAGAACTAAAATGAGAATGTTATTGGTAGGCCAAGCTAAAGATAGTAATGACATCGTCTATGGTGTATCTCTTAACGGAAAAACTCTTGTAGAAATACTCGGAACATCACAAGGACCAATCACTCCTGCTGAATTAGTTCGGATCTGCAAAGAAAATGATTGTAAGATTACAGCCGAACAGTATTTCACATATGCGAGCCTATTTATTAGGGTTATGACCGCACATCAATATGTATCATGGACAAGAGAGTCTATGAATGGTATTATTGCAATGATGCAAGATGAGGATTGTGAGGGTATGTTGGATGAGTTTTTCAATTCTGACAACTATCCTCTCATGGAAGATCTTATGGGAGTCTTTGCTGATACTGACACATATCAGATTGTCCCGAAGGATTAAATCTTCGAGTATAAATTATATAGACAGAGGAGGTGAAGCCCGTGTATGACAGAACCTAAGAGAAGAAGTTGCGCAAGTAGACTTCATGCATTACAAGATGATTTCGGTTTGTCGGAAAAAGAACTTAAACAAGCCGTACGAGAGGTATCAAGACCTCGTGAAGTAAAACTTCCAACCTTCCATGAGAAGGTTTCGAAGAAAGAAAAGATGCGCCGGGAACTTGAAACGCCCGGAAACAAACAGCATAAGTATATGATTGCTTACTGGTATTTGGAGGAATACCTTGAGCCTGAATATTCCCATGATGTGTATCGTAAGCATCAAGATTTCAAAGATTTGATTCAGTATGCTTATGAACAGGCTATGGGTGTAATACAGATAGGAACATACATCGTTAATACTGACCTTAATCCTCTTACAGCATTTCCTGATCCGCCGGATGATGAATTGGATATTCCTGAAATTCAATGGAATGAGTTTGATGTATATTGTAAGAAGCATCCATTGAAAGGTGGAGCCAAAGATATCTTCAAACGGCGTAAGAGATTTAAGAAATATTTGCATAAGAGACGTGGTCGTTATTATTCCAAGAAGAGAATGCGAATGTATGATCCCTTGTTCGCAATGACAGTCGTGGACGAGAAAGAAATGCTTAAAAATCTCGAACGCATAACCCGTGAAAATGAACTTCGTGTGAAAAAGTTCCATGAGATGTTGGATTCTCTTGTATCTGATAGATCGATTGGAGCAGAAGCCATGAAGAAGTTCGATAAGCAAACTAAAGATATTATGTCCCAGCATCGAAAACGATTGAACTCATTCATGAAACAAATTGGACAGAAACCTACACCAGTGACGTTCGATTTTGATGATGAGCCCTCAATTACCTATGATGGTTGGGATTGATGAGGGGTGAATAATAAATGAAGATGGTATATGAGCCAGGAGAGAAAGAGCAATTTTCTAATATGAAGAGTTACTTGTTCAATGAATCTCTTTCTGAGCGGATTTATAGCTTAGATTTTAAAGTAACGAATCCAGCTTTAGCCGAGTATATTCTGATAGCTATGATGAATGGAAAATTGTCAGAAGTTGATATAGGTATTGATATACAGAGCATCAATATCATGTCACTGGCTGAGACAAAGATCCTGAAAGAAAAGCTTCATCAAATGATTGAAGATCTTATGCCTTAGACGGATCTCAGTTTTGTGTATATATTATAATAGGGATAAAAGACAAAGTGAGGTCATTCTATGGCTAAGAAAAATAAGATCAAAAAAGATTCAAGTAACAAGAATAGTAAGAACGAATCCAAGCTCTCTAAGAAACGATTGCTCAGTAGCGAATACGAGCAGTATAAGCGGATTGGAGAAATTGACCGTTCCCAAAATTGGTTGGAGTTATTTACTCCAACCGTGGTCCAAGACCTTTTCGAAATCATGCACTCCTGTTCGGATAATCAGCTCAAATCTGATTATATTCGTAAGGAGTTAGCATATTATGGATTCGAGCCCGTCGGACTCGGAACCAATATTTATACTATGCACAATCCGGCATATCCTGGAGTAATATTCAAATTTGCTCTGGATGACAATGGTTTGGCAGATAACTTCAATGACACATTACTGCAGGACCTTGTCAATGATTTTCTGGTGAACGAGTGTGGCGATAAGCCAAGATATACTCGAGTAGTAGCCAGACATCCGTCTGCAATCGTATCTGTACAAGAGCGCAAAGTTGTGGTTGCAGATCAAGATCGTATGGACACATTTCGTGGAAGTATCCTTAAAACTCTACAGAAATTGTCCATGAAGTTTATGATCATCGATCTTTCACCATCGTTATATCACCTGAATTATGGTATTGACCGTAATGGTGATTGGTGTTTTGTCGATGCGTCAGATCTCTATCCATTAGCAAATATCGATAAAAAGGTTCGATGTAACAAAGCTGTTGGATGGAATGATAAGAAGCGCGAGGTGAGACGTTGTGGTGGACGTTTAAGATATAACGAAGACTTCAGCAATATCATCTGTGAAAACTGTGGGACAGAGTTTCTGCCATTAGAGATTCGACCCAAAGATAAGGAGGAAAAAGGACGAATGGCAAATAGTATTTGCGATGGTATCTCGATCGAAGAGAGAGAAGAGATGCGCAGAGCCGAGATGAGAGAAATTCTCGGCGAAACTCCCCAGGATATTGACGATATGGACACCGAAGAGACGGTTGAGGAAACCTCTCGGAATCATATCGAACAGCCTGCGGCGAAGAATCCTCTGCCCACTAAGCAGAGACCTGCTACAATCTTCGTAACGCCTGCACCTGCTAGCGAAGATGATGACGACGATGGCGTAGAAGCGCCGGTTGTTCGTGAACCCAGCGAAGAGGTACGTCAAGAGACATCTACATCCTTCTCTGAATATCTGGGACGTAGACCTACTCCCGAGGTATTGGATGAGGATGACTATGAAGAAGATCCTCTTGGAAATGATGAGGAAGATGAGCATGTTGTGCTCGCATATGCTCGTGAAGGAACTGAGTTTCCTGATCCTGACATGGAGGAAGATAATGATTCTGATGAGGACGAAGACGAGTCCGATGATGTAGAGGATGAATCTGATTCCATGGAGCCTGTTGATGAAGAAGATGCGACTGAGGAAGAGCTGGAACCGGTTGAACCTAAGATCACATACTCTGTCGTCAATTATGATCCCAAACATGCGCTCGGTTCACATATCGGACTGACTGACAGTGGCACTTTCCCTGGAATCCTGATGCATATCGAAGGTGACTTCGAGGAAGCATTCAAGGAGTACGGTCTCAGTCTGTATGTGAAGATCGGCGACGACTCTACGATTACTCAGGCAATCAGTGCAGAGGTATTCCGTAAGATCCTGGCTGATGTAGTTCCTGAGATCATTGAAGAACAGGAAGCCTATGAGCGTAGCCGTAAGGCGTATTATTAAGTGATTACTGGCTGGAAATTAAATATAACCAGTCATGATCATAGATATCCCCGCAACCCCATACCATTCTGTAAACTAAATTAAGGAGGAATTAATAATGGTATTCATTCTGAACGAACAGAAGGCCACCAAGATTTTCGAGAACTATCGGAATGTGGCCGCCTTTACCCTGTCCAAGGGCCTGAAGGGTGCAACCATCGGTGATCTGGAGGTTTCCTACGAGAAGCTGAATTTCCTGCCCGATGAGGACACTATCAACGCGATCAAGTCCGGCGACATGAAGCTGAAGAAGGTCATCAAGAAGGCCCTCAAGGCTCTGTATTCTCCCAGCATGGATAATGCGGCTATTGGTCTGGGCATGACTCAGCTGGTCACTATCCTGTCCAATAATCGTAAGGCTAAGCGCGGTCCCGCTGTTCTGGTCTTCGTGACTGACGAGGAGGATACTGCTCGCAACAAGATCATGACCAAGTATATCACTGCTCTTCTGAATGCTTTTGGTCTCAATCCCATCACTAAGGGCAAGGTTGTCAATAAGCTGTTCAAGAAGCGCAAGAAGGCTAAGGAGAAGGTCATTGAGTTCTCCAAGAAAAAGGATTCCGGCTGCAATCTGTCCCGCAAGGGTGTTGAGCTGAAGCGTATCAATTACGTCTTCTATGAGCTGGAGATGCGTCAGTCTGCTATGACCAATATGGATCTGCGTGATATGGATAGCAGCGCTGCTGAAGCCTGCACCAAGAGCCTGCTGAAGGTTTATACCGCGGAGAACCTGAAGGAAGTGGACAAGAAGATTGCTAAGCGTTTGGCCAAGAAGGATAAGACCGCGGTTAAGGCTTATCAGAGCTTGAATGAGATCCTGGTCTCTATGAACGCTGATCTGAAGATGCCCAAGGTCAAGTTTGGCCAGAAGAAGAAGAAGGGCAAGGCTGTTGGTCCTAAGGTCAATACCAAGAAGTTCAAGAAGTTCTTCACCAAGAAGCGTAATCGCGGCATGCTGCTGCTGATCTATGCTCACACCCTGGCTGTAATGCTGGGCCTGGAGATTGGTTCCAAGGACTACAACTCCTACATGAAGGGTGTTTGCAACTCCTTCAAGGAGGGCTTCGGTAAGGAGTTTACCGCAGCTGCGACCGCTTATGCCAAGGGCGAGAACGCTGTCGGTTAATTAAATCCGATTGGCAGAAAGAGCGGGGTCTATGTGGCCTCGCTCTTTTTCTATTTCATAGCAGGAGGTGAGGACAATAGCCTTCATATATGAAGATCCGAATAGAGATCGACAAGGTTTCTATAAATTGAAACGAACCTATAGCGATCTGTATAAGAAAGTAAATTATACAACACCTGTACAGATGGTGCAGAACAGAATCATTGAGTATGATATTAAATCTGCAAATATCAGCATGCTTCGACAAGCGGGTGTGGTTAAAAGTTCTACATTGGATGAATTAGAGAAACTCCCTAAGAAAGACCGACAAGTATTAATCGGTAAAATGCAGAAACTTGACCCGAAACTGAAGAAGGTTATTGCCCGTGGAATCATTCAGGCTAAACATGATTTATTCCAAGCAAATGGAATCCAGGATAGTGAAGTGTTATCTATTAAAAATGATGCACTTTTCATCGCTGGAAGGCGTTTGAAATATACAAAGTTTGGTGAGGTTGAGTTTAGGCCTAAGAACACGTATTCTTTCTATATCAAAATTGAAGGGATTGAGTTCTATTATGATTCTAAAAATGATATAGTTGCTGTTAAAGGTGTGAATGATTCAATAGTTGAACATCCAGATCATCAGGAAGGTATGATTCGATTCTTTGCAAAAGTTATGAAATTCATGGTATATGATCATCGTGATGCTTTGCGAAGATATCTGATTGAATTTTCTGATGACTATAAGAACAAACGCCTTCCGGTACAATACTATCGTGAGTTTGGTAGCGCTAATATTTACCGGACAAATATGGGCATCGCTGAATATAGTTTTAATTTGGTTGCTGCAGGCGAAGATGATAAAGAGATCATCAATGGTGTGTTCAATTATATGAAGTTTGTACTTCCACTTATACAGACATTTATTTAGGAGGTGTAATCGCATTATGATCTCTGGATTAGTTCTTGCATACATCTGGGCTGCGGTTATTTTCGTAGTAGGAATTATTCTGATGGTATGTGGCTTTATCTTTATGAAACATGCTCGCAGGTATAAAAAGATGCAAGAAGAGCTTGTCAAGAAAGTTGAGATTCGAACGAAGAAGGAGTATAATAAGATCGCTTTGATGTCTCCTAAGGATCTCAATACCTATTTGACACAAACATTTGCTAAGATGCTCGAGGTTGAGTCTCAAGCACATATCAGTGAGAAGGATTTTGAAGCCACTACAAAACTCTTTGCATATAGTTTGGCCGCGCTGGTAGATTTTCTTGGGCCTGAGACGATTGACGCGATTGATTACTATTACGGCAAAGACTACGTGCAGAGATGGGCACAGTATTCGTATCGCTTGATTGAAGCTCGAAGACTTACTGACAGTGTGGTAAATAAAGCGATGATGTATGAATCGCTTACTAACCATATGGTATAGTAAAAATAAGAGAGGAGTGGACCGTCTATGGCCCACTCCTTATTCTTTTTATTTGAAACTTTTTAACTGATCGGCAACATCAAACAATCCTTGATCAAGAGATTTACCATCGGCATTTTTACATTCATCGATATATCGTTGAATATATCGAAAATGTTCGCGCTCCATACCATCACCCCATCTATCGATAAAGCGATCCAGTCTGCCCCATGTGGCTTTAATATCAATGAAGATTCCCTTATTACTCTTTTTATTATGAGCACCACCAATATGAACCGGTTTAGAGAGCATGACAATCATGATATTATCGGCCTCGTGTTCAGCCAGTACCAAATCGGCGATCTTAAATGTAGTGATATCTGTATCACCTCTGAGAAGACAAGCACGTAGCACAATATCACAAATATCAAAAAGATTAAAAATTGGTCCATGATGCATTTCAATTTTTAGCTTAGGTGCTTCTGTAGGAAGATTTCCCATGATAACGCATTTATCCAGTCCACCTTCTTTAAGCTTATGGATGTAATCACTATAGCGGTCATCATCCCGGACCATAGCTTCACAGCCTTTTACATATTTTTCATACCGATCATAATCTTCAAGAAGATCTCTTTTTTCTGCTTCAAAGGAGATATATTCTTTAGCATTTTTACCGAGGCCATGTATTTTAAGGGGTTCAAATTTAGAAGACACAAAAGACTCCTCCTTCTTTTGCAACATATTTATAGGGGTGTTGTCGCGTTTTTGAAGGATGACATCTTGTAGTATGACTATATGACCTCTTCACAGATTGTCGGAATGTTACTGGGTGCAGCTATGTGCGTTCTGACGCGGCTTTTTGGCATGGACATATATTCTTCTCCGTTTTGTTTCTGCCTGTGTTTTTGTCAGGTGATTTCCAATTCTTTTCTCTTTCCTTTGTTGAGTGATAACAGGAGTACCTTTAGGGGAGGTACTCCTGTTATTTTCGTATTTATCGATACAGAAAACATCACTATAATCGGTAGAGACCGTGATTTGCGATGATTTATACAGAAAGGAGGAGTATCTGTTGACTTATGATTTTCTCGAGTCTCTATATGCAGATGTACTATCGATTGTAAAAGGTCTGGTGGTAAAACGCGTAGACCTTGCTCGTGAGAATGAGACTATTGATACGGTCAGAGCATTTGAGACTTATCTGGCCTGTGTAAATGGGACTCGTTATTTTTATACTTTCAAAGAGTATGAATTGGAAATTTTAGAGAAGTATATGCCGAAAACACAAGCAGTAGCCTGCCATCTGGATGCAAACAAAATCCCAGAGGAGCTGCGCGAGGCTATTGTGAACGATCAGGCTAAGTATGTATTGGACACATACGTTGAGCGAAATGAATATTACCGAATGCTAATTGGTCTTCCTCGGCTGGATGATACTCAATGGATATATGTCCGCAATCAAAGAGATATTCCCAGGGATGTGCCGATTCATCAGATGTCGATTGACCAAATTTCTCAGCTTGAAGTTCGAGGAGTATTAGATCAGTTGAAAGCTGATAATCCCAGTGCAGACTATCTGAATTATCTTGGTGTGAACTCTGTTGATTTGATTGAAGCACGGTTGGCAAAACCCTTTGAAATTCTTCGGATGGGTAGTACAACAAATGTTCGAGTAATGGATATGTTCCAGAAGGAGTATTACTTTGCTCGACGTTATATCATGTCTACGATCTATCATAGAGAACAAATCACTACTAAGACTCTATATGATCCGACGATCGGTGTTTTGATGTTGACGCTGGCTATTCGCAATACATTAGTACCTGATGAAAAAGCTTACCTTAATTTTGAAGAGATTCTTGACGCAATTCTGGAATCTTATGGGATGTTAAGGTATTTCCAGAAGTTTCCATTTACTTATAAGCAGAGACTAGTTCTTGCTATGGACCGTCTGCTGAAAGTAAAAGGAACTGATGGCGTGCTTGTTGATGTCTGTAAGTTGTTTTCGCAGGATGACCTGATTGCTAATCGGTATTTTCTTATGAAGACACAACCTAAAGACATTGATGGTAATATCAGTTTCACTGGAGATCCAAATCAGGACTATCGTCTTGATTTCATCAGAGCCGAAATTCAAGAGCATGATATCAATACACAGGAAGAAAATCGACTCTCATATGACACTGTCACTGACAATGACTTTCTTTGGCAGCTTACTCCTGAAGAGAAAGAGGAGATTCTTCTTACTGATTTTAATCTGATGATGACGAAGTATGTTGACGTAGAAGTTGCATACGAAGTCACGTCCCTTGTATTTGAAGTTTGTTGTTTTATTAATCTTATCTTGTATGCCAGAGATAACATTGCAAAGGTGACAATGGTCAATACTTATGCAACTTCTGGTAAGTGTACGTTATTCACGATGATGAACTTCCTTTTGGCTGCTATGGCTAAGAGGGCTCATTTTGATGGAAATATTGTATACGAGCCTACACAGATTGCAGAGATCTGGAGATTCAATTATGATGATATCGAGGAGCAAGTCCGAGAGATTGTTAATAAGTATGAATTACAGATTGATGTGGACCGTGTCCTGGTTGAAGGATTTGATATGGAACTTGCCAAACCCCTTGGGAGGACAGATTCCCCTGATATTCTGTCCATATATGTAAAGAATCGAGCACTCTTCGATGCGATATTGGATGAGATGCATAAAACGAATGATATCCGACAATATATTGCGTTATCTAACTGTAAGGATATTTTCTTTACATCTTCTAAGGAGCGTGAAACTTTCATCAAGCTTGATGGGACATATGCAGAAACATACTATGAAATGTTGGAAGATCTTGATCCAAAATTAGCAAGAAAGCTTGATAGCATCGAAGATGAGGATGCACTGAATGGTCTGCTAGTGTATATTCTGGAGAAGCTGGAAGATCTATTTAACTCAGATGAGCTGAAATATCTATTCCTTAATACTCCTACTGTATACGCATCACTGATTGGTCGATATATCCGAATGGCGATTAATGTCTTCAAGGCGTCTTCCGTCCAGCTTCGCTCTATTAATATTTTCTTCTATCTTGGAGATAGAGATCCTATTCGTGTGATTGATGGTAAAGTTGTACATAAGAAGTATCCAATCAATGAATGGATTCATGTACAAGATACCGTAAGTACACATAAAACCATATTCCTGAATGAATATATAGCAGTAGGTGATAAGGCCTACGCAAATATCGAGTAAAGAGAGGTGCACAATTACTCATGGCTAATATTAAAATTCGTGGCGATCATATGACCGTGCTTGATACTGTGCATGATGATTCTGGTCGTCTTTTGGCTGAAGCAAGGCCTCATGAAGTCATTGGCGAGGTGGAAATCATTTTGGCTTCCAAATATGGCGGTAAAACGATTTTCACTCGTTCTCTGAGACGCAATGATCTGCTCGTTACTGGTGCAGTATTCTTGTCTGAAAAGGTGAACAATATTCGTTCTACTTTTAAGACTACTCCAATTGATTTGGAGCTCGGTGTTCACACAATTGAGGAGATCGATACTTCTTCTGATACTGTACCGTTGGAGAAGATCGTTGGCATCATGGTCGGTAATGGTGGTTGTGGTGATACCTATAATACAGTACATAAAGTTCATCGCACGGATCGTACTGTACCCGGCATGCTCCCCCTTCGGGTTGTACCTTTGGAGCATGATCTGGAAGGCGCTACACGCAATCGTTACCTCCTGCGTGTAGTAAAGGGCGACTATGCTTATTACTACGGTAAGAAGTTTACCGTTGAGCGTGAGATCAATGTCCAATATGAAGATGGCACGACCGTTCCTACAAACGTAGATATCATCGGCGATTCTAACGGGAAGTATATCAAGACTTTCACTAAGTATTCTGCGACATTGGATGAGACGGATATTCGTGAAGGTTTTAAGATCAGTCAGGGAAGTACCATGCGGTCGTTGGTAAATTCTGTTGGTCTGATGACAGGTTATATCGGAGAGGCGTCTGATTCCAAAGAAAAGGGCGGAAATGTTGAGGAAGTCTTCAATGCCCGAATGATGACTACTCTGAACATGGAGAACAATGAATTGAAAGATTCTGAGGCGACAGTTACTTTTATCTATCGTCTCTATTTCACTTAATGAGGAGGGATTGACCAATGGCGGAAAGGATTCTCAACGAGGCTCAGCAGAAAGAGCTGTTCCGCCTCATCGGTGATCCTGAAAAGTTGGATGCTCATATCATTGCAAATTTATTTGCTTATATGAAAGATGGCGGTATTAAGTATCATCCTGATGATATTATTACCATTGGACCAAATGAGTCGAAGTTTGTAAAACCCAATACGAAGACTACAATCGGTATCTATCTAGCAAATAAGTATATCTGGGAAGATCTGGCCATCTTCGGGTATATCAATAAACCCGTTACTGGCAAGGTAAATGGCAAGATTGATACCGCAATGGCAAAAGCTTTGATGTCTGGTGATATTACACGGGAGCAATATGGTCGTTATATTGATCGTACACAGTGGTTATATGGTGGTCCTCTTGCTTTTATTATCAATACTTCCTTATCGGAAACTTTGATCACTCTTCCTCCGGCTGCTAAAGCTCAGAAGAAGAAGCTCCTTGAAGAAAATCGAGAAGGCATTGAAGCGAATGATCCTCAGGTGTCTACTCATATTGAACATGAAGTTGTTAAGACTGCATTGGATGAAATGAGGAAAAAGAATGACCCTGCTATGGCATTGTTTGATGCCGGTTGCGGTATTGATCCATATAACCAATATAAGACAATTATGGTTATGAAGGGTGCTGTTCAGGATAATACAGGCGAATCTCCTACGGGATATAAGGTCATTACATCTAACTATGATACCGGTATCACTAAAGAAGATATGCCGAAAATCGCTGATACAGTTGTTACGTCATCCTATTCTTCTGGCGTTGCTACACAGGACTCCGGTACAAACGGAAAGAAATATAACGCTTTGTTTCAGCGAGTTCGACTTCAAAAGCGCGGTTCTGATTGTAGCACAACCGAGACGATTGCCGTTGATATCACAAAGGATAATGCAGACGACTATACCTGGCGGTATATCGTCGAAGGTAGTTCTAACGGTAGTAAGGGCAAACTTGTGATGCTTACTCCAGAAAATATTGACTCCTACATCGGCAAGACAGTAAAGATGCGCACCGGTATCTACTGTAAGGCGAAAGACCCTGAGTATTGTTCTTGCTGTATTGGCGACAGACCATATCGTATCGGTGTGCGTAATATTGGGTTTACGTTTATGACTATTTCAGGCTCTACCTTAAATGCTTCCTTGAAGCGTAAACATGACGTAAGCGTGAAGTTATATCCGATACAGATATCCGATGTGATGAAATATGTGATGTAATAAATCCCCACTGGTCTTAATTGATCAGTGGGGTAACATTTTGTATGAAAGGCGGAGAAAAAGAATCGGATGAAGGTTACCGATTCTTTGAGATGTGTTATGTTGATGGAAGTTATCCGACAACAATGCGACCCATATTGCCATATAAAGGCTCAGGACCAGGTTTACGATATTCAACAACAGGGAGCTCATCACTCAAATCTGTGTTGAAATTGTCGATTTTCATGTGTTCACAACATTCTTTTAAATGCATAAACGTCTCGACCAATCATTCCATCGAAGGATATTCCGCGTTGGTTCCCATAATATCTCCTCCTTTCATACATAAAATGGAGAGAGGGTAGTGTCAGTACCCTCTCTCCATGCCTTCATTATTATAGTATATATGCGAAAGTTATGTTAAATTGGAAAAGTGCAGAGAGCCCAAATTGGGCTCTCTATTTTATTCTTAGCAGTTTCCTAACTTAGGTATAACACCCACTCGAAGGAGGTAATTATATTGCTTGCGCACAAGGTAAATGAAGATGCACGACTGTTTTTCTTTGAGGTAAAATATCCTGAAGAATACGGTGTATGGTACCCCACATATGATCAGGATATCGAATATCTGAAATCTCGAATCCTGACTTATCGTTCCGCTCATACGACTGAGATGGATATGGAGACCAGTCAGTATTATGAAGGTGCAAAAACGCTCATTGAAGTTTTCGATCTGTTCATGGCTACCGGCATCGCAACTATCTGTAAAGATATGAATGTACTGATCGAGAATATCAAAGAGCCGGAACATTTTGATCATGCAGAAGTTCAGTTTCATATGATCTATGATCAAACACAGGTTGATGATAACGGGAAAATGACAAGTTCTGCTAAAGGTGATTATAAAATCACTCTTATCTATACTCGTGAAACCAATAATCCCTGTGGTATTTTCCTGATCTATGGAGAGAATCTCGATAATGGTAATACCTTTACCGTTGGAGATACTCTGGTATCTAAAATCGGGCTGACTACTGATCATTTAAACTGGTTGGACGAGGGTGCAAAATGTTTTCCTGCTGGTCCGATTCTGAAGTATAGTGAGAACTTTCCTATATATGCTACACTAGCTAATCAGATCATGGATCGTCTGAAGGATACGTTAGATATTATTGTGTATGATTAATAAGAATTGAGAGGTGAATGGTTTTGACTGATATGAAGTCGATTACAGTCATTAAACGTGATGGTCGTGAGGTTGAATTCAATTACGATCGTATTACGAAAGCTATCAAGTCAGCAATGATTGCTGTGAATCCGCAGGGTTATATTAATGGTATTCCAGTTGAGCTTGCTGCTGCGAATGTCAAAGACGATGTTGTTTACGATATCGAGAAGTCCTTGCGATCTGATGCAGATAAAAAGATCACTGTAGAAGCAATCCAGGATCTCGTTGAAGAAGCTCTTATTCGTTTAGGCTATTCTGATATTGCCAGAGCGTACATCATCTATAGACAGAATCGTAATCGTGCACGCAATTATAAATCTGATATGATGAATATTATGCGTGAGATTACATATTCTGATGCTGTTGATGCTGATATTAAACGCGAGAATGGTAATATCAATGCTGACTCTCCTATGGGAGCTATGCTCAAGTATGGTTCTGAAGTATCCAAACAGTTTGCGCATCAGGATCTTCTTACACCCGAACATAGCAAGGCTCATATGGAGGGAGACTGTCAAATACATGATTTGGATTTCCTTGCTACTGGTACATTGACTTGTAATCAGATTGATATTATCGAACTTTTTAAGGATGGGTTTTCTACAGGGCACGGATATCTTAGAGAACCTGGTTCGATTCGATCTTATGCAGCTCTTGCATGTATTGCGATTCAGGCAGAGCAGAATGATATGCATTTCGGTGTGTAAATTTACATTATTTCATTTTGATTAATGTAATATTTATATAATGTGGTGCCGCCATATAGGAAACTTATGGTGGAAACTCCGTAAACCTGTGATCCGCAGGGTGTGAAGATAACGAATAGTTACATCAGGAAATGGGTGTTTAATATCTTTGCTAACCGGGAACTGCAAGTGTGACGACTTGTTAATCCGGTGCCACGTTCAAATTTATTTATACCATCACATTCATATTCTATAGGAAAGGAGGGTGCATTATGAGCAAAGTTCAGGTTAATACATTATGGTCATTGGAAAACATAAAAGACCAATACATATTTGATACTGAAACTCTTGATATTACAAATATATGGAGTGGCAGAATTATTTCTGTGTATATAGATAAACGTGGATATCCTGCTGTATCTATGAGTTTGAAAAATCCAACAAAAACTGGCAGAAGATATGCTAATGTAAAATATCATAAAATTATTGCATTAGCATGTATAAACAATGGTCCATATAAGCTCATTGAACATCTTGATGATAATCCATTAAACTTTCATCCGAGCAATCTTAAGTTTTCAACTCAAACCGAAAATGCAAAAACTATGCGTGCAAATGGAATCAATAATCATATTGATTCAATCTTTGAGTTGATGCTAACAGATGGAACGAAGTATATTGGAACAACAAAAGAGATTTCAGAGCAAAGCGGTATTCGCAGAGGCGCCATATATGATAAGATGTATCAGCGATATGATAAATCTCATACAAGGACTCAGCGAAAATATAATATACAACACGTTAAACTTCTCTATTCTGGGAATGAGCGGAGGAACGCTACAAAGAAAGAAAAGGTGCTACGGGAAAGGGATAGTGATGGGTTCCTTATCCTACATAGAATTAATAATTTGAACAGGTTCAGAGACTAACGAAAGGATAGCCGGCGCATAAGGTTTGAGTCTTATCAACTCTTAACGGCGAGTAACCGAGTAGTGTTAGCTCCGAGATGGATACGGGAGCGAAAATGGAGGGCCCTAACTAGGTGAAGCTAGAGGGCTGAGATATAGTCCGTTGGCCCGACGGGTGGGCAATCTATACCAAACTTTGAATACGGTCTTGCAATCGGTGTGCATAAAAGTTTTCGCAAGGCTATTATTCAGAAAATTCTTGATTATCTCAATATCATTGCAGGCATTGAGTATCAGTCTTTGAAGACTGAAATTAAAGCCAGTGTTGATCACTACATTGCTAATGGTGTCAAGCTGAATGAGTATGTTGCGGAAGAAAACATGTCCAAGGATCCTTCTAGGATTATAGCAATCTCTGATATTATTCGCAATTATACCAATACGGATATTAGTTTTGATACGGCTAGCAATATTCTTAAAAGTGCAATTCGGACTGTTGTTGATGAAACACATCAGGCCACTGAAGCTGTTATCCATAATCTTAACAGTATGCATTCTCGTGCTGGCGCACAGGTACCATTTTCTTCTTTGAACTATGGCACGGATACCACAGATGCTGGTAGACTTGTTATTAGAGAAACTTTGAATGCTGTAAATGAAGGTCTCGGTAACGGTGAAACGGCAATCTTCCCCATCTCTATTTTCCGAGTAAAAGATGGAATCAATTTTAAACCCGGGGATCCTAATTACGATCTCTATAGATATTCTATGGAGGTTACTGCTAAGAGACTATTCCCGAATTATGAGTTTCTTGATGCACCGTTCAATCTGCAGTATTATGTAGAAGGTAAACCTGAAACATACGTTGCTACGATGGGATGTAGGACTCGTGTTATGGGCAATATCAACGGTCCTGAGATCTCTCATGGTCGTGGTAATCTGTCTTTTACAACCATCAACCTTCCCCGTCTTGCGATCAAGGCTGAAAAGAATATTGATAAATTCTTTGATGAGCTTGCTCATATGCTTCAGCTCGTCGAAGAACAGTTATATTTAAGATATAAATACCAGAGTACAAAGAAAGTTCTTAATTTCCCATTCCTTATGGGTGAGAGTCTTTGGTTGGATTCTGATAAACTTGAATACAATGATAGCGTGAAGGAAGTTCTCAAGCATGGCACATTAAGTATTGGGTTTATCGGCCTCGCCGAGGCTCTGGTAGCTTTGATTGGTAAGCATCATGGTGAGTCCAAAGAAGCTCAAGAACTCGGTCTTAAGATCATTGGGTTTATGCGCAAGTGGTGTGATGATGCAAGTCAGAGACATTACTTAAACTACAGTCTTCTGCAAACCCCGGCCGAAGGGCTTTCTGGAAGATTTACTCGTCTTGATAGAAAACGCTATGGCATTATTCCCGGTGTAACTGATAGAGAATACTATACTAATTCGAGTCATGTACCCGTTTACTATGAGATTAATGCTTTTGATAAGATTGCTATCGAAGCGCCATATCATGCTCTGTGTAATGCAGGACATATTGCATATATCGAGATGGATGGAGATCCCAGTAAGAATGTCGATGCAATCGAGCAGATTCTTGCCCATATGAAGAATTGTGGTATCGGATATGGATCTATCAACCATCCTGTCGACTATGATCCTGTCTGTGGTTACACTGGTATCATTGATGATGTATGCCCTCGCTGTGGTAGACGCGAAGGTGAACCTGTGGCAGTAGATAAGCTTCGTCATCTGGGTGTGTGGAAGCATCATGCAGCGGATCCGATTGCATATCGTCCGGATCCCAACGAGGAAGCTGATAAAATTCCAAATATTTTCGTATACACACCGAAGAAGGAGAATGAATGAGTAAGATCAGAGTAGCGGGTGTGATTGAGAATTCTACTGTTGACGGCCCCGGATTCCGCACAGTAATTTTTACTCAAGGATGTCCGCATCATTGTGAAGGGTGTCATAATCCGGAAACCTGGTCTTGTGATGGTGGGACTTTAATTGAAGTGAAAGATCTTGCTGATCTTATCATGAAAAATCCATATTGTACTGCAATCACATTATCTGGTGGCGAACCAATGAGTCAAGCTGCTGAATTGTGTGAATTGTTGGATGTGTTTGAAAGTGCTGGTAAGAGCTATCATGTGATGACTTTTACTGGATATACATTTGAACACCTGTGGGATAGTGGTTCCAACCACATGAAAGAACTAATTTCTCGATCTGATCTAGTGGTCGATGGGCCATTCATTATGACTGAGAAATCGTTGGAATTGTACTACCGAGGTTCGCGGAATCAACGAATTTTGGAAGGAAAGTCCTCGATCATGTTAGGTCGGCCGGTGCTTGCAAAGATCGGAGATCAGATCTAGAAAGACTTATAAATTCTACTTCGAAGGAGTGTTTTGCTACATGAAGACTTTTGTAAGAAATGGTATTGAAATGGTTGGCGAAGGAGTTCGCTTTGATCGTATCAGGCGTGTTACCGGTTGACCTACCAAATAGGCCGGTGCCCATGGTGACATGGGGCAATAAAATCCATTAAACTGTCGGGGACGATCCTTAGAGCTCTGAATACTAAGTATATGCAGTGATGTATATATGGCAAAGTGTAACGGCTTTGGTATAGTAACAACGTCAGAGATTGGACAATCCGCAGCGAAACCTCTGTTTATTTCAGAGGGACGTTCAACGATTATAATATGGAGAGTTTAGCTATGAGTAAAAAACCAGAAATAAAACCTACTGATAATGAAATTGAATATGTTACAGAATGGTATGGTATAAAGAAGGCTGCAGAAATTGCGGATGATCTTGAAATCTCTGTGAATCGTGTATATAATATTTGCAGATTTATAGGATTTAAACATTTAAATCGCAATTTCCTAATAATGTATGATCAGGAGCAAATTATCCTCGGTGGAATTCTCGGTGATGGTAATATTAAACGCAATGGTAGTAATTATTACTATCGAGAATCTCATTCCGAAAAAGAGAAAGAATACTGCTACTGGAAATTTAAGATGCTAGAAAACTTGGCGTCTAAACGAGGGTTCGGTATTTCCGATAAACGTGATGGACAATATGGTTTTCAAACAATAAACTCACCAGCATTTAAGAAATATAAGAAAATGTCTAAAAGTGAGGTTATTGATAACTTAGATATACTAGGGGCTTTGGTATATTTTCTCGATGATGGATGGATGAAATCTACCGGGTTTTGTTTGTCTACAGGCATACTCGATGAAAATGAGCGTGAATTATTAAAGGCCAAACTTGATAAACTATTTAGAATCGATTGTCACCTTATTGGCAATGAGACTTTATCAGTAACAAAGAAAGATATTATTAAGTTAATTAAAGCGTTTAAGAAGTATATCCCTCATAACATTGATGTATACAGGAAGAAAGTGCAGCCGCTCATAGATAAATTTAAGGTATAATCTAATCCTCCCAGAAATGGAAGGCAGCCAATGTATCTGGTAGGCACATTGGATCGTTTTAATGATGCGAAGCGTGCTGAAGAACATGATCGCGTGAAGCATTCTGTTGGCATGCCGCTTAAGTTACAGGTAGGTGAAAGTGCGTGAATGGTGCCGCTATTGAGGAACGTATCTGGGTCGTTCACAATGGCGCTACAACCACTACTACGCTAAGAGATCTTTATGCAGCTTATGTTGCCGGTCGACTGGGGGAATACCGCATTTATTATGTGGACCCTCAGTCGATCGAAGACTCTCGAAAAGATGATATGAAGAAACCTCTTGTTGGTACAATGAGTATTCTTGAAGTAATCAATAATGGGATTCATCAGAAAGTGGTTGTTACGTCGGAGGATGATCTCACTGTTACAATGGGAGCAACTGGGACGTTGCTCGATTATGCTGACTGGGAGCCTACGCATCTTACTGTGAATTTTGCTCCGAATACGAAACATTTCGTTTCAGCACTGAGTGGAATTGGTGGGGCTCCTGGGGATAAGATCTTTATTCGCAAGATTAAGTCTTATCGAATGACAGGATCTTGTAATGTCGTTACATTACCAACACCCAATATGATTTCAGTGAACGGCTTTGTGGTTATGTGTTAATTATTAATTGATTAATACTATAACTAATTTATAAGCTCGAAGTTGCTAGCGGGCTATTGAGGTACGATTCGGTTGGGCTGCCCTGGCGGGGTGATATGTGGAATCATCCTGCCCTCGTGCGTGCATGTGGCGGCCCGTTGTGCCTTGCCATTTTAGGCGTCCGGTGATAGCGGGGAATTCACTCGGCGCTAATTCCAGCTCAGTACAGTCGTAGTGTCAACGCTGTATGGTCAGATTAGCGACACGCCGATAATAAGGTCTGGCTTTAGGCGGCTAATCATTGAATGTATACCAGAACCGAGCGCAGGATATAAAATAAGAAATCCGGTAACAATGCTACAGGACAAGTAGTATGCGCCGATAGGACTCTATGAGCGAGAGTCCTAGTTACTGGTCTATTTGAGGATTGAGAGTCGAGAACTACATTGAGGCGAAACTGGGATCTTTTATTAATCCTGCTTAACTGTGGTATTTGGGCCAACGAATACGCGCTGGCAAGTCCTCGGTAAATTACGTCGGGATATATCAGATCTGACGGATGCGGTGTGGTAATGGCAGAGCTATTGTTCTAGGCCGTTATGTAAATGTGTCTCGACTCTCTTTCCTCGGTAGTATTTTTATTTCATCAATATCCATCTTAATATATCCAGGGTGATAGTTTCGTATCGTAGGTTCACAGCCTAACCCTGGCACATACGTATGCAATCCTTTGGATATTGGGCAGCAGACATTGTGAACATGACCTCCAATCTATGTAATCGTGGATATCGTTGTCGACCAAGTTTCAACGGTCGATCAGGACAACAAAGGCACTTCCTTGAGTATGGTATGTTTGCTTGTGAGGCAGGGAGCTGTAGAGGGTGGTGTGTCCTCTACAGCTCATTTTATTTTATCAATTATCACAGAAAGGTGTGAATTTATATGATGAAATTATGGGAAAAGATCCTAAACTTCTTTCATTTATATACACAAAGCCAGATGAAGCAAAAGCTGGCCGATAATACAGCTTACTATGACGCTGAAATTGTAGCTCTTCGAACTTCTGCTGAACAAACGGTAGAAGGGTTGAAGGGAATTATTTCCGCGCATGAAACTCTTCAGTTAAGATATGATGAGGTTGCTGAAGTCGTTACAAAACAGAACGATATGATTGCAAGTCTCAATAAAGTAAAAGAGAATCTTGATAAACAGCTCACGATTGCTAATCAGAGACTTCGTGATATGGAGCGCGTTGATGCTGCGCGAGTAGAAGAAGTTGCTAGATATAAGGAAGCGGCAATGAAGAACATAGAATACGTAAAAGATGTTCAGAAACAGCTTTCTGAGGTACTTCACGACAGTAATGCATTCGGATTTCCGAATAAAGTGGCTATACCCGGATCAACATCCATCAGAACTGATATCAGTGAAGATTCCGCAAATGGTGATATGATCATTGTTCGCGGAAGAACTCTTCTGACTGACGATATGACACCAAAAATTAATGATACACCTGATATGTATGGTCGATTAGAATTGATCTTTGGTTATATGGAGAGATATGGAGTTCTGTCCAATATTGCTAAGAATCTGATCCGTTCTGGTACGATTGCTTTTACTCTTGCATACAATGATCATTGCACTGCATATGAGACATATTATGAGTGTGTAGCAAAACGACAGGACGAGACATCTCTTGTCGTAATCAATGATATGAAGAAATTAGATGTGGAGGGGCAATGACCCCTCCACATCTTTTATTCAATTTTCAGGAATATGCTACTGCAACAGCTATTGCCGTCACTCAGAAGTAGTTTCCTCCTTAGTAGTAGCGTCTTCTTTCGCTGCTTCTTGTTTAGCTTCATCGATAGCCTTCTGAGCTTCCTCTTCAGCGTTTGTCGTTCCACCAATAAGTTCAATCAGCGTCATGATAGACACAGTAAGCTCTTGAGCCCGCACTTTATCCAGACCGCCTTCGCTGATCCAGTAGCCGACAACAGCAACGACTTCCAGAATTGCAAAGACAATAATAGCTGTGGTATTGTCACCAAAACCGATCACACCACATACACCGGCCACCATCAGTGCGACAGCAAGCCAGAATTTACGGCTCTTCAGCTTATCTTTTAGTGTAGGCTTCTGTGCTTGAATATCGACAAGAGACTGAGCCATGTTGATCAGTTTCTCAACATTAGCCGACTGGTTCGTCTCCAGTGTCGACGTATTCGTCTGTGTAGTCTGGTTCAGAGACTGGGATTGGGATTGGTTGAGGGATTGGGATGTCGACATCATAATTTACCTCACTTTCAATTTTTTCTTCTTTTGACTTTTTATCACCACGAGGTTTGAAGATATCGTTATACTTAAAAACATTCTCAATCGTCTTGGTGATAAGATAGAAACCGATTTGTCCGATTACGATTGTGCACACATTAGATGAAAGACTTTCTGCAATCTGTCCACGTCCCATAAAGGCAAGAACATATGAACACCAGATCCATGCAACACCATTGATAGAATAGAACCAAATTAGCTGCTTAGATGTAGATGAGAAAGTTTTTGCTAAGCCGTTTGTGAATCCAGTAGGTTCTTTTACGCCTTCGGAATTCTTTTTATGGAATATACCCATTGGTACCTCCTTTACTCAGTTGCAGCTTGAATCACGATCAGGAACTGGAGAATGTCCCCCTCTTTCAGTCGGATATTGAGAAGCTCAATACCGGTGGCAGTGACATCATAATCTTGACCTTCACGCAGAACTGTCTGTCCATAATTGACAAGCAGAATCTTATCAGTATCGGGATTATAATCATCAACCGTGATCAAGTTGTTATTGTTGGTAGTTTCGCTGTATACTGCAAGCTTGGTAAAGAAATTACCAGGACGCGTTTTGAGCTCGGTGATAGCTGCTTCCAGATAAGTTCTCAGGTCAGTATTCTGATTCTGTGTAGATACCGTCCAATGGAACTTACTAGTAGCATTACCAGTATTACCGACATAGAGATTGATCTCATCTGCGTGATACCACACATCACCGATTGTAGTACGATTACCATCTGCATCCATATTAGGTGGTTCAGAGGGTTGAATAGTAATCTGGGATGGAACCATACCGAGACCATGTTCAATCACTGTTTCACCAAGAGTGTTAGGATCATCGCCATAGTAAAGATCTTTCTGTGTATCACCGAAGAAGTTACCGTCACCCTCAGCAACCTGGAAGATAGGATATGTAGAAGTGATATCCATCTGACCATGACCGAGAGAATACCAAACGTGCTTATCTTCATTATACACTAACCAGAGATAAGATCCTTCTTTATATCCACCAAATACAGGATTACCAAAACAGTCACAGATAGCCTCTGCGGGACCATCGATACATTTTGCCGTGGGCGCCGTTTCAAGATCATGTGCTAACTTTACCAGCAAAGTATAATGGTCACAGAGAACGCTATAGGACATATCTAAATGAATATGCTGACCAGACTGACCACTTGCATTGATGACGTTGAAGTTGGGAACGTCCATCATTGCACCCTGGAGAATTGTAAAATAGATAGCCTCATTTGTATCCAGATGACTGGTGAGAAGCACTACCTGATCCAGAGTATCAATGGTGTAGTCAACATCATACACGAGTAATTTATTGTCTCTGATTACACTAAGATGATCTTTCTTACGATTAAAGTTAGGGACTGGAATAACAGTAATCCCATTATCGGTCGCTACATATTCTTCATGTAATACATTGAGAGAATATCTGTAGTTTCCAGTAGCTCCCCAATTATTTGGAACAATTTCACCATTGGTTTCAATCATCCTGACAGTACGGAAAACGAGAATATCATCAGCATAAAGAGGAAACGCCATTTGGATATGAGCCGAATCTTCTGTGATTTCATAGTCTAAACCATTTCGTAAGATAGTTTGACCATAGTTGATCTCCAGATAATTAGAACCGATAGCCTTTACCGGAATAGGCACTCGTTCTGTTCCAGTTTCATCAATCGTTACTGGATAGTTTTCTACTTCAATATCATATTTGAAATTTCCACGCTTAGCAGTCACTGTATAAGATGTAATCTTAAAGAAAAGAATTTCATCCTTGTACAACGAAAAGTTGAGGAGTTTTATTGTATCGGGAGCTTTACGAACGAACTCATAGTCTAGCATCGGTCGAAGCATAGTTTGACCATAGTTAATATCCAGCATCATTGTGTTAGCATCAAACCCGGGAATTACAATCAAACTCTCATTATCGTGTGTGGCAGTATGTGTGTATTCTCTTACAACAGGGAGCAGCACCTTAGTGATATCACTATAGGTATCACTGCTCATCAACGTCCATGCATTTTGTTTTTCGCTATACACAAGGAACATTGTAGTTCCAGCACACTGACCACCAGGAATAGGTTCACCCGCACCACTTAAAATAGGTTTAGGTCCACTTCCATTAAAATCGAGAGATGGTTCACACTCTACATTGGTGTGAACTGTAAGTAAAAGAGGAAATCCATCTGTGAGAATTTTATTACGAATATGCGCTTCTAGTTTTCGCTCAGTGCCACGACTATATGCATGGTTGAAATGTTTCACTGAATTACCCAGATGATTATCATAGGTAGTCAGCCAGGTCTCTAATACACCGCCGTTTTCCCGACGAAGAATATTAGAAGTTACCGTTTGTGGAAAAAGAATATCGAAGATGTTTTTCTTCGCATTAAAACGGCGCATACGAAATAGCCGATTCATAAAAACATTACCTCCTTCATCGGATATCTCCGGTTATAGTCATGTTTCACGAAAAGAATACCGCTGGGGAGAATATCCCCAGCGGTACTTTATTTTAAGTCTTAGTTGTGCAGTTTGAGATTACTAATTACTGAGCAATCTCGACCATCACCATCTGACCGACAGCAACATCCTGCATCTCGTCAGTGCTGGAAACCAGAACGGGCACGCTCAGAGCCAGCTCAGCAACAGCCTCAGCAGTGGCGAAGTAGTCAGCAGCGTGGCCGCCCAGAGTAGCAGCATCGCCAGTGATATCAGCAGCCAGCTTGCCATCGACACCGATCTTCAGGATCTTGCCAGCATTCTCGACGGAAGCGACGTCAACCAGCATATCAGTGTTGATAGCATCAGTGATACCATAACCCGCCAGGGTGGTGGGAGTACCGGTGATCTTAGTCCAGGCGATATCGGGCAGACGCTCAGCAGCGATAGTACCGGTAGTGATCCAGCTACCATCGATAGCCTTGATCTGGCTCTGCAGTTCATTGATGTTGTACAGGACAGAGCCCTCGGTAGAAGTGTCACCCAGAGTCTCCTCCAGAGCATCAACGCGAGTTACAACGGTCTCGCCACCATCACCAGCACCCAGAACGATAGCAGCAATCTCCTCAACGGTACCGGCCAGATTCTCGTGAGCCTCAGCGGTAGCGAAGTAAGAAGCGGCATGACCCTCCAGGGTAGCAGCGTCGCCAGTGATGTTAACAGGCAGCTTACCCTCAGCATTCAGCACCAGAACCTTACCGGCATTGGCAGCAGAAGCCTCGGTAACCAGCATATCAGAAGCAACGGCATCGGTAATGCCATAGCCGGCCAGAGTAGTGGGCTTGTTCTGAACACCAGACCAGTCAACAGCAGAGGCAGTGCCAGCGCTGTAGGGCATCAGGCCCTGCATATAGTCAGCGGTACCCAGCTTAGTCTCGTCGGTAACGAAATACATCTTACCAACAGAGCCCTCAGCATCAGCGACCTTAACGGTATCACCGTTCTGAACCTGCTCAGTGGTCAGGTTAGCCAGCTCAGCCTCGGAAGCCACGACGTACATACGCTCGATGGCAGCCTTGGGGAACAGAGAGATGTCCAGAGTGCCGGTCTTGATCTGAGAAGCATCGATGTTCTGGATACCAGTCTGCAGAGCCTTCACGTCGGCAACCAGGCCAGTGTCAGAATCAGCATTACCGACGATCTCCTCAACAGTCTGAACACGAGAAGCAGCCGCATAATACTCGGCAGCATTGCCACCCAGAGTAGCAGCATCACCGGTAATATCGAAAGCCAGCTTACCGTCAGCATTAGCCTGAGCAACCTTGGAAGCAGCAGCAGCGCCACCAGCATTAGCCAGATCAGTAGTCTTCACCGCATCGGTGATACCGTAGCCAGCAACAGTGGTAGGAGCGCCGGTAATGCGGCTCCAAGCAACAGCAGAGGTCTCATCGGACAGCTTCATGTAGGAAACGGTACCGTCAGCAACCGCAGTGACCAGATACACGGCACCGTTGGTAACCTTGACGATATCGCCTACGTTAACATCCTCGCCAGTCAGAGCAGCCTTGGCGTCCTCAGAGCCAACCTCGACACCCTTACCGGAAATGTCAACGGGCAGGTTCTCACGAGCGATCACACCCTCAATGGCAGAAGCGTTGACAGTGGTGATCTCAGAACCATCCCTCAGTGCAGGAATAACGACATTATCGATAGTGGCCATGCGATTAATTGCACGCAGCATCAGAGCAGACATGGTCTCCTCAGCGCTCAGAACGTCATTGACCTGGAAAGCGGTCTCCTCACCGGTAATAGTGGAAGCGGCGCCCAGGGCAACGATGTCGGCAGAAGTAGCGAAATGGATAGCATCCCAATCTACGCCATTATACCGACGGACAGTAGTCTTGCGAGTAGTAGCCATAAATCTTCACATTCCTTTCTGGTAAATAGATTTATTCAGATTGCTTGATCTGCTTCAGTACGATGAACTGAATCACATCACCCGAAGCAAGGGTGAAGTCGTTGATAAGATGGATGCCATTTTCGACAGCAATGTAGTCTATACCGACACGAAGCATAGTTTGGCCATAGTTCACGACAAGTTTGTCAACAGATCCATCGAAACCTTCGATCGTGGCAATGCTGGTAACATCGTCAGAGGCGACGGTATAGTTTACCACCAAAGCATCAATCTTACCCGGACGGTTAGCAATGGAAGTATCGAGTTCCTTGAGTTTCATCTCGTACTCTTCACGTAATGTCTCTTCCAGCTTTACGAGTTTCTGATTACATTCCTTTTGAATTTCAGAAATGTAATTGGTCATAGCCTCGAAACGAATTTCAGTAGACTTGTAAAAAGTTTCTACTCGTTCACTGAGAATAGATACTACAGAAGTTACGGCAGACTCTGTGGACTCTAGCAGAACCCAGCTTGAATCAGGTTCATCGTATATGAGCATTATAATGTTGTTTTCTGTGATAGAATGAGGAATTGGCTCTCCCTCTTTCGTAACAATGGGCATTGGGTCCATTGAGTTCACGGAAATGGTTGCGCCCGGGTTCAGATCTTCGGTAACTCGAACAGTCATTACCATAAGATCCTTAATTTCCCCGTCCACAAAAATGCTGGTAGAGTCTCCTCCACCAACAGTTTCAGCATAAATATCACCAGCACTTGCACCATCAAGACCCCATCCCTCGAATAGATGCTTATGTCGATTATATTTACCCTCATATGTAATATAAGCATCGGTATCAAAGAACTTGATCACTGCATGTTCTTCATCACCTTTAAATGCCATACACATACCGAATGCAGTAGGCCATCCGAGTGTTTCAAAGTTTTCATACTCGATTGGACCGCAGAAAAATGCAGGTGCTTTCATTTGTCGAATTACACTATCCGGCGTAAAGCTAAGATCCAGCTGATCCAACTGACTAAGTCTGGTATATACAGTAATACCATTTACTCTATCAGCATTAAGAACATTCGTTCCAGGATCAAATTTGGTAAGAATCTGCTTCAGATACTCAAGGCTGTTAGGGGAGAACAGCCGCCCGTTATGGGGATTCCGAATATAGAAAGTACCTTCTTTGTAGTTGATACCAAGTTCGCCGGGTGCAAGTTTATCTTTATCGTCATCAGAAGTGATCTCTTTTACAATGATACGGAATATCTGCGACAGCAAGTGCATTTGATACTCGCTCAATGTAGTATTGACCGGATCACGGGTCATGGCCATCAATCCTCCTTCGTTGCTTGATTATACTGATGTTCCGACATAAAAGTTAAAGTGGAAAAGAAATAAAGAGAGCCCAAGCTGGCTCTCTTTTCTGTTTCCGATTTGGTGATAAATTAGTCTATATTATAAGTATAGATTGGATAAAGAAGAGACACCCGGGAGAAATCCCGGGTGTTCTTTTTACTCTTTGATGGTATAAGTCTGATCACTACCAAGACCAGGAATAATAATGCGAGATTGATTATCCGGCATACCGGTAAGACTGATATCAGAGATAGCGTTGAATTTTCTAACAAGATCTCTGATAAAGTATTCAGCTTCATCTTGATGATCTTCCAGATATTTCAGTTCTCTCATAAGTCTACCATTATAGATATACTCCTCCATGAGAACATCGTAGAATCCACGATATGTCTTATCACAGACATGCATCGGAATCATTTTCTCATAATCTCTATCCGGTCTTTGAATACTAGTAGAAGTGTCAGGAGCATTCCAATATTGGATAGCAAGACGCTTTGCTCGACTAAGATAGATATCTTTCTTGCTATAGAAGAAATCGACACAAGAAATTATCTCGTTGAAATTCAGCAACTGGATTTTACCTGCGGCAATTTCTTTATATTCCGTTCTAGGGATATATCTACCATTGACGAATAGCATCATTCTATCACCCAGGAATGCAATATCTCGATAGGAATAATCGATTACATGTCTCCATGCGGCTTCTCTTTCACGGTTAGTTACACCTTCTTCATCGTCATAGTCGATATGATATCTTCCGATGTTAGTGGAATACGTTACACTGTAATCGGTAGTATCAATTCGAGCGGTACTAACGGTATGAGATCTTCCGGTATAAAGTCGCATGAGACCAGGATCAAAGACATCCTCGCCAGTGACAAGACGTTTATGGAAGATATTAACATCTTTCAGATCAATTACACCAGATGAAATCAGATCTGCAAGAATGCTGATATAACGAATACCAAGCTTTCCTCTGAAATTCATAACAATATCATCAAACATAAATGCTGTAATATTATCATGATCGAACTGGAGCATCAGCAGACGTTCGTTGATATTCAGAATCATAGACTCAGTATCGGAATAACAGACCTTGTTATCGATTTCTTCTAGGAATTCATACCAAATTGCACGATCAGTCGGATCTTCGGAGAACTGTTTACCATAGTTGATCTTATAAAGTGTGGGATCGTCAACTTTGCGGAACAGTTCAATTTCAGTCTCATCGCCATGTGCGCCATAGTCAAACGTCAGCGTTGATTTAACATCACCTTCACCGAGATCCATTAAGAAACCTTCAGGGAGATTGTATCCATTTTCCATAAGAGGAGAACAAACAATTTCCCCAACGTAGTCCTGCAGTGTGACACCAGGGATGTTGACCCAGATTGTACCAATTTCAGCGAAGTCGGGTTCCCTAATAGACATGATGTACTTCAGGTTATTCATCTTCGCAGTCTGAATAACAGGAGCAGCATCTTCTGGATCAGGCGGGATATCTAGCCAGTACATGCCAATCTCAGCATTCTCCGGCTTCTCTTCGGAAAGGATATACTCAGCACCATCCGTTTCCATATCCACATTATCGAGTTCCGGATAAGGATTCTCAATTTCATTCGCCGCGTTACTGTACACATAATCGATCAAGAGAACTTTATAGACTGCTACGTTTAGAGTCTCTTTATCCATTGTATCCAGATAACTTTCCCAAAGAATTCTGATCGCAGTTTTATCCTCCTCAGTACCCTCGGTAATGTATCGGAGAATGATTCTCTTTTTCTGCTCGACAGTGTATCCTGCGATCTCTGCACCAGTGATATAGTTACCAGATTCATCATCCACATAAGAGATAGTTTCCAATGCAAACATGTCCGGCGCTACAACACCTACACCGTTCAACACATTATCGAACGGGTTTTCATCAATATATGGTGTATCAGGATTATCTTTACCATCTACGTCAAAAGTCTCGGCATATATTTGACCTTCATAATGCCAACTATCAGGAGGAGGGCCAATACCGGATTCGTATTGTTCGAAACCTTCACGCTCAGGAAGAGTATTGTCTTCAATGGACACGGCATTCAATTCTGGAGATTCTGGTAGAGGACCAATATTCATCTCGGTTCTTTCAACAATGCGGGGGTCATCTATGCCAGAACCTTCTTGTAGAACCAGATAGTCTTTATGGCCTTTAGATAGTTTAAAATATGTCAGTAGTAGTTCAGTGTATTCCTGTGGGCCTGTATCATCAATAATCATATCCATTGCATATGAGCCAGCTTTGATATCCTGAGGGATATTATCAGGATCAAGTCCCATGGCTTTGATACGTTCAATAGGATTTACCTGGAACATATCAGGTTCTACGTTGACAAGAAGTTCGAACCAAAGATGCTGGTCTTTCACCGAAGGCTCAACAGTTGCTACACGGACAGCATCATCTACAGGATGATCGATCACATCACCACGAAGAATAAGCAGGTTCCGATAGAAGCGGTTCAGTTTAGTATGCAGTTCTAAAATATTATTCAGATCTACATAATCTCCAATATTTTCAATGACAGTATCTTCACCAGCGTTAAACTTGATCAATGTAAACCTATTCACATCATACATCTCAGAGTCAATGATATAAGTGGGGTTACCAAGTTCAAGGTTTTCTACATAATGGTCATCTATCTTTTTAAGAGATACCACCTGATAGTCACTAAAAATATTACCACAATAGAACATGATATCTCGATGAGGCTCAAATGGTACATTTGTGACAATAGCACTTTTTGTTTTACCATTGAGCATATGAATATCTGTCTGGAAGAAAGTAGGTCTTGCAAAGCGACTGTTATCACACATCAAGAAATCATTCTGCTCACTACAGAAGAACGGGAATTTCTCCCAAAGTCTATAGCAGTATGCTGCAATTCTGAAAAGCTTATCCAGAATAATCTCTTCATCGTCAGACCCAAGGATTACATCGTTCACCGGTCGGAGCTTGTTCAGATATTCTACATCACAGTTATATGGATCATCGATCATCATAAATTCCGGATAGCAAACCAAACGTGATACATCCGGACAAGGTATCCTGTCAGAGCTGTCGGTATACACTCTAACGATACAGTCTTTATCTACTTTTATGCAAGGATAGAACTTAGCATCAATAGGATACCCAGGATCATGATCTACAACGATATGATGATAGCATCGAGTATGATACGGACTATCAATGAAGATACCAGTATTGGCTTTTACCTCATATACACCAGCAAGGTTTGCGCAAAGAAACAAATCGATATCAGTCGTATAGGAGCAATGAAACTCCCAGTGAGTTGCATCAATCTGTTTTACTTCAGGGATACATATCTTGCCATTACTGATGTAGTATACACATTTACCTGGATTATCCATACTCGCAAAAGGTTGTCTGGTGATATCAATTCTTTGCACGTGGATATAGTCGCCCTCAACATCGGCGATCTTAGTATATCGTTGGAAGATATTTTCATTACGAATCAATGTAACCACGGTATTCTCAATATCGTAATGTTTTGGCATGATACCATAGAGATGAACTTCAGATTCGATCCACGTAATAGTATTGGGGTTAATATATTCATCATCGATCCAGATTTCCAAATCTTCAATAGGTTGACGATCGATCATGAAATGTGGATAAAAATACCCAACACGCTCAATGTCACGATAGGATAACGAACATTGCTCGATAGATTTCTGCCCAATATATTCCCTATTTTCTCGGATCCTCCGTTCCTCCGTACAGAGTATGCCCATCTCGTTCAGTGTATTATACAGTTCGGTTGTAGTTGACATGTTTGAGACAAGCACCCGAGCTCGCCTCCTTTCCATATATTTTCTCAGGGGGGCTTTTCTATAAAAGAATATAGGCAAAAATCCCACCCTTTAAAAGATAAGACGGGAAGGGAGCTATTGTCCCCTCCCGTCGTGGTTACATTCTTACTGATTGCCGATCATCAACTGCATACGCTTGTACATATCTGCGCCCTTAGTTTTCTCCATAACAGGCTCAAGAGCCATACGAGAAATCAGAGGAGATTCAAACAGAACCATACAGATCGTATAGAGATGATAGCCGATATAGTCGATCGACATAGCTGTAGCGGCACCGTATAGTCTGATCCACTTGTCATATACCAGATAGTCGCTGAGGCCCTTCATGGAAGGGCAGAGACGTTTCAGTTCCAGAATAAACAAAGAGATCGAATCAAAGTTATCTGTCTGGAACTGTGCATCCAAAGACTCAGTGATCAATTTAGACAGCTTTGGGAAATATGTATTCTTATACCGACGGAAGAACATTTCCTGACCAGTCTGTGTTCCATACATCTGAATCAAGGCAAACTCAGTAGCCAGGTAACGAATCTTGTCTTTAGTGACAGGATCCATATGTACCAGAGAGTTAATAGCTTTTTCCAGCATAGAACCATACAGAAGAGCCATACCATCGCCCAGATCTGCAGGAACAGAAGAATTTGTCTGCACAATTTTTAATGCAACACATGCAGCGAACAATGCTGCCATAAGTGCATTATAATTTCTGCTATGAGCAATCTGATATTTGCCCATATTATCAAGCTGGACAAAATCAGAAATGTTCACGAAGATACGAGCATTTCGACCACTGCCCTGGATGATATAGGGGATGCATGTAGGAAGTTTATACTCTTCGCTGTAGACCATGATTACAGATCCATCATCAATCATAGAGCGCATTGTTTTCTTGCAGCTCAACTTGTAACGAGGACCTTCAAAGAGTTCATACTGCACAGTCTTGTCAAATTGAGTATAATCGACATGAAGAAATCCGTTATTTTCAACGGTCATACGGGGGATTACGTCAACCAGCCGCTGGCCGTTGACCATAGTGTTTTTATTAGCGTATTCAAACACCTCAGAATCACTGAGACGGTAGAATATTTTACGCTCACCGACAGTTTCCCCCAAGAGTGTCAGTGTATCGTCCTGTGGCCAAGACAAAGAGGGGAGAAAGACTTTTGTGTCAGTCATTCCAATTTAGCTCCTTTCATTCAGCGCTGATTATTACACATATAACATGTATACTTATGTTTTTCTAAAGATCCCCTAGTCGAAATTGAAATGGGTATAAGAGGTATATTTCCTCAAAGTTTACCATTATATGGAGGCCTAATTCCTTATGAAACAACGTATGAATAGACAGAAAATTTCGCAACTTCAAATGGATCGTGCTGAGCATGAAATGAAACGTAATATGACCAAAACATACAACTGTGTTTCATGCTCAAAGGCTATTCGAGAAGAGGATATTATAACAGCTGATGCTTTCAGGATAATGGATCCTGGTGGTGAAGTTCGATATTTAGTTGGATATCGGTTTAGTTGTAGTAAAGATTTAATCAAACCTTTCTATGACGCTAGGTATAGATGCATGTGTACTCAAGGCGACGATGCATCTGCACATAATTGTCAAACTTGTATGTACAGTGAGCCATATATGGTTCAGATACTCAATGAAGTTCCTAAAGGTGGTAAAGCTAAAAAGTGGGCCAAACCACCCAAAAATAACTGTATAGCACATCGTATTTTATATCGCTGTAAAAACTTAATACGTATGGAACAGTTTAATGAAGGAACATTCATGTGTGCATATATTAAATGTGATCATTATAAGAAACGGGAGGAGAAGTGATTTTAATGGCCAAAAAGGATAAAGAGCAGGAGAAGAAAGTTGAAGTCGAAAGTGGTAAGACTAAAACTGATAACCACAATAAGGCTTACATAAATTCAAAAGGCGAACGCGTTATGCGCATCACTGAAGTTATCAAGGTTCTTGCTAAGGATCAGTTGATGACTTGGGCAAATATGTTGGGTTTCAAAGGTATTGACTATAAGAAAGAGCTTGAAAGAACTGCAAATATCGGTTCTATGTTTCATGGTGTAGTCGAACAGTTCATGAATCCCAAGCAGCTTGCATTTATTGACTATTCCGCATATGGTGTCTACGGTTTTCAGTCTGAAATGGAAGCTACCAATGCAATTCATTCTTTCTTCGAATGGTATGAAGATGTAAAAAATATCGTCAAAGTTAAGTTCACTGAAAAAGTTGTAGTCGGTGAGAAACTTGGTGGTACTATCGATTGTGGTATTGAAGGTTTTTGTGATCCCGAAAAGGTAATCTTCGTAGACTATAAAACGAGTCCCAGTTTTTATCTCAGTCAGTTTCTTCAGCTTGCAGGTTATGTAAAACTTTATGAAGAGGTTTATGGTGAGGATACTGTGGAAGGTGTTATGGTGGTCCTTGCCAATAAGAAAACGGGAACTAAAGCTCGTGCACGATTTATTGATCGGGATGCAATGGGTCCAATTATTTTGTGTTTCGATTGTCTTTATAATACAGCAGTTGCCACTAAGGTCCTAAACAATAGTTGGTGGCAGTTGGGAAAGGATATACAGTAATGCATTACACGAATGAAACTACATCATTTCTCTCGTATGAAGTAATTGGTGAGGTATCTCTGAATATCCTTGAGTTTAAAGAGAAAGGTGATACTCTTAATTTTACGGGGGAAATTACTGAAATCTTCTATGAAGACTATTTGAACAAAATGCCAGGTGGGATTCCAAGGCTTCTTCCCCAGAAGCATGCGTTGAATCTTAAACTTGTATCAGTTCAAGCCAATCGCATTGTAAGGAATATTACCATATTGATCACGGATGTTATTACATATGAAACTGATGAGAACTACAACAGCTGTAGAATTACAGTCAAGTATGCAAGAATTCCTACAGGGGATACTGATCCTCGATCTTTGGTGACAATTCGTCCTGTAGTCTCTCATATTTTTCACAGTGATGGCTTTATCGGCCTCACGCTCGAAGGTGATATGAAAGCGATCATGCATATGGCTAGCCGGGAACTTCGTGTATTCTGTCATGGTGGGATTGTTTATTATAACGGTGATTTGACTATGTTGAATACCACTATGGAGGACAAACCTACTATTGATAGTATACGATATAACACAATTGGCATACTAACAGCATCAGCATTGAAAATTCCTGTACAGGAGGAGTATAGGAGATTTAAAGATGCTTTTAAACATTTTGTGAAAAATATCTACGGTTTGGATAATATCGCAGATATTTGATATGAAATAAGGAGGAAGTATATATGAGCTATGCTGATTTTAAATTCATTGGTAACTGTAAGAAGATCCTTGCGGAGGGATTCTCTGATGAATCATTCCAGGTTCGTCCTAAGTGGGAAGATGGTACTCCCGCACATACGAAGAAGCTGCTACATGTAGTTGACCATTATCAGCTTGCACAGGATTCTATTCCCATTATGACCATGCGCAAAACAGGATTTAAGACCTGTATTGGTGAGATTCTTTGGATCTATCAGAAAGCATCCAATGTCATTAGTGAGCTCGGTTCTCATATCTGGGATGAGTGGGATGTTGGTAATGGTACAATCGGAAAAGCTTATGGCTATCAGATCGGTAAACTCCATCGACATCATAAGCATACTCCTGGAGAAAATCTGTCTGACTACCCGTCTGCTGGTGAAAAGGACGGCTGGATTTATCTGAATCAGATCGATGCCGTTATTTGGGACCTGAGAAATAATCCTGGTTCTCGGTCTATTATTACGAATATGTACAATCATGAAGATCTCAGCGAGATGGGTCTTCGTCCCTGTGCATATTCTATGACATATAATGTCACAAAAGACTCTGATGGAAATATGGTTCTGAATTCTATTCTGAACCAGCGTTCACAGGATATGCTCACCGCCAATAATTGGAATGCCGTTCAATATTCTGTTCTGACTCATATGTTGGCTCAGATTTGTGGCATGAAGGTTGGTAAATTTACCCATGTAATTGTAGATGCGCATATTTACGATCGACACATCCCTGTTGTGGAGAGTATGATCAAAGAGTATGAGAATGTGTTGGTTAAAGCCGTACATAATATCGACTCTGGTTATGATGATCGTACTATTCAGGAACTGCGCGAAGTTCTGCCATATCGTAATCCTAAGTTCTGGATCAATCCTGATATCAAAAGTTTCTATGACTTTACTACAAAGGATTTTGAGCTGAAGGATTATCATTACGTTCCGTTCGACTATAAAATCCCTGTGGCAGTCTAATGAGGTGACTATATGAAAGTGTTTCTGAGTCATCCAATGCACGGGATTTCTGAGGAAGAGTGTCTTGCATATCGAGATAAGGCGATGGAGCATATTTGTGAAAGATTTCCGGATGCAGAATTACTTGAAACATTCATTCATGAAAATGCTCCTGTTAATGCTACACGTCAATGGCATCTTGGAGAATCTATTAAGTTCATGGGAGATGCTGATATAGTATTCTTTTCAAAAGATTTCCGAGAAGCTCGTGGATGTTGCGTAGAGTATCAAGTGTGTCTCGAATATGGGATCCCATTTGAAATTCTACAAATTTAAGAATTGAGGTGAATGTTATGATCGCGATTGCTCTTGTAGATCAAAAGTGGGGCATCGCAGCCAATGGCAAGCAAATCATATTTATTCCGGAAGATCTGAAACGGTTCAAGAAGCTTACTGAGGGTCATCCAGTTATTATGGGTCGTAAAACATATGAAGCCCTTCCCGGAAAGAGACCACTTCCAGGAAGACGTAATCTGATTCTATCCAGGAATATGGAGACTGCACCAGAAGGATTTGAGCTTGGTAGCCTCATGGCTAATGATCCCGATACATGTGTAATAGGTGGTGAGTCGGTCTATGCGCAGCTACTTCCTTTATGTGATCATATCTACCTCACTGTAGTAGAATATGATTTCGAGGCTGATCAATTTTTCCCCAATATTACTCATGATGGAAGTGATTGGGAGTTAAGATCCCGTGGACCTGATCTTGAGTATAATGGATATGTATACCATTTCGATGAATATGTTCGCAAAGGTTCTTTTGATCTTGTTGAACCTACGAAATCGGTAGAAGAAGATCTGCAGCAGTTTAATAAAGCTGAAATTCTTGCTGTTGCAGAAACACTTATCCAGCAAGCTCAAAAGGAGCATACGAATGAAGAGGCCCAAGCCTCAGCCATCTTAGCAAATCTGGCAGTATTGTGTTATTCTCAGGGTATGAATGCAACCTGTAACAAAGGTGTGAAAGCTTTTGCATCTACCGATGATATTTTTGCTGACGTTATTGCAGAGGCGCAAATTCGTTGGGAGTGGATCATCACATACTGTCACGATGTGTTAAACATTGATCTTCATCCATTGGCAATGCTATTTGTATTGCGATTTATCACATCTAGCGAGAACGATGTGTATGCTCCACATGTTCTTGCGGGTATTGAGCGTGTCAGCAAACAGTTGGATGAAAAGATCGCTGAAGATGTACAAGCAGCGGATGCTGAAATCGATCCTGAGATTGAAAGTTTTGATGGGAGTATGGCAACTTTGGTTGTAGAATATTTCAAATTGCTTGAGGAAATCGGAACATTCCATCGGGATCGCGATAAGTACGAGACAGAAGAACAGAAGAAACTACATGATCGAATTGTTACGATTTATCGTAAGATCGGTCGTACATAACCTCTCGAAATACATATTATATCAGTGGATGTAGAGCCTTCATACATAAGGTTTTGCATCCACTGATATTGTAATTCAAAATATAGAGAGGAGTATGAAACTATGACAAGAAGACAGAGACGAGATCTTGTAATTGATCAGAAGAGAGCCGCACTTGCATATGCAGCTCGTGATGTTTCTCAGCAAGAATTAGCCGAAGAGTTCGGTGTTACTCAGAGCACTATTTCCAGATACATTAAACTGGGCGAATTAGCGATCCTCGCAGAGTGTAATATCAAAGAAGCCGATAGTCCGAGCACAGTGCGAGCTAAAGCTAGTAGAGCTGGTTATCATGACACCAGTGATATTCAGCGTATACATGGTCATTGTGTTCGACGATATCAGAAAGTGTAATTTAAATAAGCATACATAAAATACGAAAGAAAAGGAGAGTGAAATTGTATGCAGGCAATCCGTGCTGGGGACCTTTATTTCTTGCAGTCCCCGTTTCATACGCAACCGTCAGATACAGGAGCTGCTGTAGAAAAGAGGCTTAGTTATCTGCTCGGTACAGTTTCATCGAGACCGGTGGTAGTAATCCGGCCTCCCGCATGGTGGGATCGTTTCAACACCTGTACTGTCATACCCGCACTGTCCCACGGTGAACCGGCTATTGTTTATAAGCTGATCGACCGCTACGGAGGGATGACGAAAGCTGACTATCCCTTTGTGCCTCATAATCCACATACCATTCCTGTTTCACGACTGGGCAAGTTTATGGGGTCAATGACAGATGAAGAATTAGAACCTCTTCTCTATGCATATAAGTGGATCCATGATCCCTTTATGCAGATGGATACACAGAACTATCCTGTACCAGAGGTATATCGAGATGTGATGGCGAAAAAGATTCCGCCTCACAGTTGGAGAGTGAATAAAGATGCCAGAGCTGGTGTAGATATCCGTATCACGAAAGATATGGAACTACAAAGTGAAACTAATCCTGAGCTGAACCGTTTCAATATTGGCTCTGCGATGAAAACCAAGATCTCTCCCACTGCTGAGAGAGCATTGAACTGTGACAAGATTTATGTTCCAACGGAGAACCCTCTTCCTGATTCCGTTGAAATGGGGATTAATGAAATATCTTGTCCGGTAGAAAAATCATTCCCGCCATCAATATTTGATACGGAGACGCTGAACAGGGTTGCCAGCAGGTTTACTATCAGCGATGCGTATTATAATAACGATAAATCTATTCGAACACCAGATATCCTTACAGCGTCTGAAATTTCAAATATCCGTTGTGAGCTGACCGATTCTGAATTCAATGAGATCATTCAGTTCTACAAGAAGATGACACCGTTGGATGCATATATACTTGGTCCGCGTCTTCCTCTTGAAGTTCTGGCTGATATTACTGAGATGCCCACATCTAAGGCTGTCGCTCTGAAAAGGCTCTGTAATTATATGCGCGATCTTCCTTGCGAAGATTATGATAATAGAGTCAAAGAGCTTGAAGATAGGTTAGAGTCTGAAAAGGAAGAACAATCTGAAGTCGAAGAAGAGATTAAACAGCAAGGCGCAAATAAGTCTCCATCCATGTATGTGAATGAGCTTCAGAAAGTTAAACCATATCTGAATCAGAAATCTATCATGAGCATGCCAGATGATGTCGCCAGGCTATTCCTCGAAATGCCGATGTATCTCATTAAGAGAAATTATAATGGGACTCAGTTTAATAAACCATATGCGAAAGCTATGGAATACTATAAAGAGAAACTAAGTAAAACACCAGCTTGATTGGAGAAGAGTAAAACGGGGGCCTAGCGTCCCCGTTTCTTTTCCTGTCAATATATTAACACAAATGTACAAATAGGAGGTGAAATATAGTTTGCGTGACTTTAAAATCATAGCAGCTATGGCAGATTTGCATATTGGAGTACGTCATGTTAGTGCAAAGACGCTTAAAGTTCAGCTGAAGAAACATTTCTTTGACGTTCTGAGGAATATGAAATATCTTGATGGAATTTTTCTGCTTGGGGATCTTCTTCATACAGTGATTACATTGGATTCAGATTATTCAGAACTGTTTCATTGGTTCATAGATAAGGTTTATAAGATTGCAAAAAAGAAAGGTGCCACTGTGGTTATTGTACGAGGCACTCAAGCACACGATGCAACCCAGCTTGATAATATAAAATATCTTCAGAGAAATGAAGATGGTGTTGATTTCCGTATCTATGATACCGTGGAAGAGATAACTCTCTGGAATGATTATAAGGTTCTGGTACTTCCCGATGTAAAGGTGAAACAGCTCAAAGATGTTGGCAAGTATTTTAAAAATTCTGATAAATATGATCTGATTCTTGGTCATGGGCTGATTACACAAATGCAGTTCTTTGCACAGGAATCTGAGAATATGCCAACAAAGACTTATGTTTTTGATGCAGATGAGCTCAATTCTGCGTGTAAAGGTCCGGTTTTATTTGGTCATATCCATCAGTACCAGTCAATCGGAAATCAATTCTACTATGTAGGCCCGTTTACGATGCTTGAGCGTGGTAATATTGATGCTGGTTTTGTTGTTATGGGTATCTATGATAATGATCGGACAAAATATAAAGTTGAGCATTATATCAATCCGGATTCTGCAGCCTATCATGAGATTGATGTAACTGCAAAGATCCTTCGTGATATTCCTATTGATGAGATCGTTGAGGCGATTGATTCTATCGCGACCGATGCAAAAGAGAATGATCTCATCACTCTTCGAATTACCCGTGGTGATGAGACTGAGGCTGCAGAGAAAGTGATGATACTGGAGAATCGATATCGAAAAGATAAAAGATTTTCAATCATCAAGAAAGTTAAAAATAAACGGGAAGAAGAGCATGATAAACTGCAAGCGGATAGGAAAAAGAGATATGAGTATTTAATGGATGAGAATATGGAACTTCCATCTATTCTGTACACATACTATCTTTCAGATGTAATTCCAACTCTTCCTGATAAGAAGAGTGTTGCTGCTTGTCTGACTGAAGATGATTTCCGTAAAGCGTTAGGAGTTGAATAAATATGACCCAACAAGAACTTGATAAATTAAATACTCTTACTAAGAAGTATGGGTATGAATTTAGATCTCTTAGAGAGATCAAGAAATATACACGCAAAGTGCGGAGAGATATTCGTGAGAAATGTAAAGCTATGGGAATTCGTGTCGATGATAATACCATAAGAATTTATCGGACATGGAAACCAAAGAAGAGATTTGATAATCTCTTAATCCGTCCTGGATTGAAGAAGCGTTATATTCAATTAAAATACAAAGGAGATTGATACGCATGGCTAATAGTGAAATGATGGAACTGGAAGGTACTGTGGTTGAAGCATTCCCCAGTCTGATGTTCAAAGTTGCTGTAGATGTTGGAGGAAAGACTCATCATGTGATGTGTACGCTTTCCGGTAAGTTGAAGATGAACTATATCCGGGTGCTGGTAGGAGATAAAGTTATGATTCAGATGTCTCCATATGATCTGACAAAGGGTCGTATCACCTGGAGATACAAGTAACAAAGGCGCTCTATTAAAGGTTGATCTGTGGGTAAACGTATCTATACATACCCATACTAAATCTTAAAATTCCGAAAGTGGGATTGATATATGAGTGCTAATTATCTCAAACTTTTATCGGCAACGGATAAACTTCCAGTGCATACTGATTTAGATACACTGGATATCTACTGTGAATATCTGTTGAACGATTCCAGCAAATACATAAACTATGCAAATTTAACGAATCTTCAGGATTACATATCGAGAATGGATCCGAAGATCTTTATGACGAATGATGCAAAGATGGCTCGATATGAATTCATCAAGTGCTATCTGGAAGCTCGTATCAGTCGTGGTGTAGTTTCTCGTAAGATGTGTCTCCGATATGTAAGTGAAACTGTAGATCATAAGTATTGGAAGATCATCCAGCGAGAGATTCTTAATTCGATTGAACCTGATACACTGAAGAAGAAAGATATTGAATTTATCAATGATATGATCTTTGCTCAATTGAACGTCATGTTTCTGCATGCATACAAGGCTCCGATTGTGCGACTTATGGAAGAATTGGAGACGAATGAGTTCGGTAAAACTCCTGAGAGTTGTACGAATGCAATCCAGTTATTCCAGAGTATGTTGAATGAGCTTATGAAAGCTCAGCGGAGATCTAAGCAGGACAATAGATTCAATCTGACAGACGTGAACCATTTTAATGCTATTATGACTGAAGCATGGGATAGACTGTTATCTGAAAGTCAATTCTGGCAGACTGGTATGCAGGGTATGAATAACATGCTTGGTGGTGGCTTTGAGAATGGTCGAGTGTACAATTTCATTGGTGCAACAGGTGGTTTTAAATCTGGTTTGTTGTTAAATCTGATGAAGATGATCAAGCTTCATAATAAGGGCCATGAACACAAAGATCCAAATAAACGTCCAACCATACTCTTTCTCTCTCAGGAAAATAATATCTGGGAGACTATTTTACGTATTTTTGGTATCTTTGGAACAACCAAGAACATTCGGAATTTTACACCGGATGAAATTATGGAGATTCTAAAGAAAGGTGGCTTCTGTCTTGTAAATGATGAGCAGGATATCGATATCGAGTTTCGATACTATGGAAATATGGATATCGGTGCAAGTGATATTCGAGGTATTGTCGAAGAGCTTGACAATGCAGGTAGAGAAGTTATTTGTATCCTGCAAGACTATATTGAGAGATTGAGACCGCCGATTATGTCGGCAGATCGTAGAACACAGCTTAATGACTGTTCTAACCAACTTCATGATCTGGCGATTGAGCTGGATATTCCTATTATCACCGGTTCACAGTTTAACCGAGATGGTGTAGCAACAATCGAAGATATGAGAGCTGCTGATAAGCATGATATCGGTAAGAAAGTTGGTAGCAAGAATGTTTCCGAGTCATTTGGTATGTTGAAGAACTTCGATGTAAATATTAGCATTATCATCGAGTATGACGCAACAGAAGAACGATTCTGGTTGTCATTTAGACGTCTGAAATTCCGTGGTGATGATACGGATGCTCTTGACTATTTTGTTCAGCCGTTTGTCGGAAAGAATAGCAAAATCCAGCTGATGGAAGATATCAATGCGGATGTTCCTGTGTATCGTAAATCTATGGTAGATGAGATTGCTGCAAATATTGTGGATGATGCTCAGTCTATCGGAGATATTACCAGACGCTCGAGAACTCTGCTTGAACCTGTAACGGATGATGCAGATGATATTGAGATTGCAAACTTCATGGGACAGTTTGTAGACGATCTGGAACATTCTACTGGTGAGAAACCCGATGGAAGAATTACCGACAGTGACGGCTTCTATGTACTGATCCCGGCTATGCCGGGCAATGTCATCATGAGCCGTTGATGTATAAACACTGTAAATTATTTTAAGGAGGAAATAATCCATGCCTACTCTGAAAGAAAACGGAATTCCTAAGAAAGTCCCTCTTCTCATTAAACCTGAAAACATCACGTTTTATGACATTGAGATCAATGATGCGTTCGATTACGGCGCTCTGACACCTGAAGAGGTAACAGAGATTCAGCAGGCTAATGCAGACTTTGAAGCCAAGGTTCTGCAGCCTGAGCTGATGGGACGTGCACATCCCTGTGTTTGTATGCAGGAAAAGATCATGGAGCGTGCAATTACCCGTATGAAGCTGACTAACCAGCAGCCTGTAAATGGTCAGATCCCTGTTGAACTGACTCAGGAAGATATCGATATGAAGCAGTTTGGTGTTGTTGTCAATACTGCTAATGGTCGATATGATGGGATCCTGGCCATTCTGTCCCGCTGTAAGGGTTGCAGTGATATTCGCATTTGGGGCACTATTGAGCCTCTGACCGCTATGGTTGCTATGGCATATAACGACTATATGAATCGCCAGCCCCAGCGTGTTGCTGTTCAGCAAGCTCTTGACGAGCGTGAGCAGAGTGATATCGCACCTGATGGTGATGATACTGCTCCTGTTGTCGAACCCAATACCGCTGCTGATGGTCCTATGTTCATGCTGGAAAATACCGAGACTGGAGAGAAGCATGCTGCAGATAATCTCAGCGAGGCTCTGTTTGGCGGCGGTAACAGCGAGTTCAAGATGACTGAAGCAAACGGCAAGGAGTAAGTCCCGTTGAGTGAAAGAAGATATGGATGGGACGTCATTGGTCCCATCCATATTCTTTTTTATTCATTGACGTCATTTCCGACTCTTCGGATATATCTATTCCAGTTGGTTTGAAGTCGTGTAGCAGATTTTGTTACAATCGTATCATATACATTATTCAGATACTCAACTGGAATAAGTCTCACTGTCTGTTTTATATAGAACTTCGAGGCACATTCTCGGTCATTAAGCATCATAACCATCCATCCAAGACTTGGCGTGCCGTATACATCAAGACTAAGAAGATACGGTTTGAATCGATAATATTGCCTCTCTGCATCGCTCACTTTATATGTGGCGACATAAGGGCGAATATATCGCATATAGATTTCAAATAGATTTTTATCCGGAATGATTAATGTCTTATCATCTGTTTGGGTAAAAAATGTAATTTTGTTGATATCATATCGGTCTTCTCGATTAATGATATCATCCAGCGTTTTGATTACTGCCACCAGTTTTCTCCTCCTCTTCTTTTTTATCATTCAGAAAAACGAGATACCCTTCCTCAACTTTACCTGTTGGATAGTATAACATAAATTCTGCACCTTTCTTGAAACGAACAGGCGCAAAAGTTCCATGCATGATAGGAAGGGTAAGATAATGTACAGATTTGATGATATCCTGTGTGACAGGATAGTTGGTATTCATAAAGTACCCAGACTGTACTACAATATTTGTGTAGCTATCATCCTGCGGCGTAGTCGGAAGATACTCCGGTACATTTACTTGTACGTAGTTATCGACTCTCCGCGTTACATCTATATAGTCCCTTGCGGCATACACTTTCATTTGACCTCTAATTGTACTGGTGATGTTATTACCTACACCAGAGCCCATAAATAACACCTCCTTGGTGATTTTATAGGGTTGTCAAACCAAATCTAACAGGAAGCGAGTTGAATGAATTCTGTGAGTTATATTAAGAGATATGATACAAAGGATAAGAAGGTTAGTTCGCTTCTTGTTGGTAATAAAGCAAAAATTAAAAAGAGTGAGCTAACAGAAAGTCAGAAAGCTGCTGATGAGGTCTTTAATAATTGGTGGTTTCATAAAAATAAAGAACGAAAACAGATCCTTAGAATTGGAGGCCCTGGTGGCTCAGGTAAAAGCTATTTGGTTCGATATATCATCGAGCATTATGGTTTTAATGAATCGAATTGTTATGTTATGGCATATACAGGTCAAGCCACGAATGTTTTGAGACAATCTGGTATTATGGCAAGAACGATTCATTCTTCCATCATGATACCACGTGATGAACCTGTTCTTGATAAAAACACACATAAACCTATCTATCGAAATGGTATCCCTCTTACTACTGTAAAGTTTAAACCTTTAAAGAAGCTTCCAAAAGGCATTAAACTCCTAATTGTAGATGAGGCATCTTTTCTACCTCTCGACATGGAGAATACGCTGAAAAGTTTTGGTATTCCTATTTTAGAGATTGGAGACCCTATTCAGCTTCCTCCAGTTAGTCGTGATGCTCAACCGTTTCATTTACGGAATTTGGATTACATTATGACTGGCTCTATGCGACAGAAAGCTGGCAGTGAGCTCCTTGATTTCTGTACCAGATTTCGTAGATTAGAAAATATTGATACCCGGCAATATCATGATGATGTCTTATTTCTATATGCACAGCCTACTTTAGAAGAAACATTCTGGAAGTTCTATCCATTTTTTAAGAGTGCAAATGTGATTGTTACGGCTGATAATAAACAGCGTCAGGTTTATAATGATCTTTATCGGGAGCATATTCTAAAAACAAATTCCCCATTCCCGATTGAAGGTGAACGAATGATCTGCAGACGCAACAACCATGCGATGTCTCTCGGACAGTATACTCTTGTGAATGGTACGCAAGGTATCTGTATGCGGGATGTAGGACGGTCTATGGTAGACAAGGGTTCTCATGTATTTTATATGGATTTTCAGCCATTTACCTCTACAGATCCTGAGGAGTATTATGGGGATTTAATGTGTGACACAGACTTCTTACATAGACCTTATGGTGTGGATATGTTCAATCAATATAAACCCGGTGAGAAGTTTGAATATGCCCATGCTATTACAACACATCTGATGCAGGGTGCGCAAGAAGATACGGTTATGTTCATGGATACGTTTAAAGGAGATCAGGAGTATCTTTGGCGTCTACGATATACTGCTGCAACCCGTGCAAAGAAGCGACTCATTTATGTCATTCCATATAGCCATAAACCCGGATGGAGTGATATCCGTTTTATGGAAGACTCTCTTGGTAGTGTGCTTGGAGATCTTGTTCGATAATGAAAGGAGAATTATATCAATGAGTGGTGTAGCAATAATCGTTCATCATGATGATGGTAAAGAAAAGTGGCAATCCCATGAGGTATATCTTAAATATCCTATCACTTATGAGGGCTTTGAATTCAGTCAACGTGGATATGGATCTACATTGGAAGAAGCATATCAGGACTTCATTGCTAAGTACAATAATGCAATGAAAAATCTGGAAGCACAGAGTCATATGATTCTTGAGACCGATGCTCTTGAGATATTGGAAGTTGATTGTTTCGGTGACCCTATATTCCGGCTGAATAAAAAGATGTATGGGAAACTTTATCAAATCGGTGAGTTGCATACCAAAGTTTTATATGCAATGTATCTTGAGGTTGGTTCAGCAACACGTTCTGGTGATGTAAATGTTGTACGAGATGTTCTGAACAGAATTGAGAATGATAAGTTTTATTTTGCAGATCGATCTGAACCTTTGTATGCCAAGGACTATGGTAAGACGTGGCATGCATATAAATCAGAGGGAACCATCTATAACTAACATTGGAGGTATATCATTATGAGTAACCGACTCTCTAAGCCTTTATATTATCTCAGCATTGCTCAGTCTGTAGCATCAAGAAGTACCTGTATTAATAAGAAATGGGGAGCTGTTATTGTAAAAGGAGATGAAATTATCTCTACTGGATATAATGGGGCTCCTCGTGGTCGTAAGAACTGCATTGATATTGGATCTTGTTATCGGTTGGTGAACAATATCCCCCGTGGGACTCAGTATGAATCCTGTAGATCCCTTCATAGTGAGGCCAATGCAATTATCTCTGCGGCTAGAAAAGATATGATCAATGGTACTATGTATTTGTATGGTTGGGATGTTGTGAATCAATGTCTTGTAGAACATGCAGACAGTTGCATGATGTGTAAACGGATGATTATTAATGCTGGTATCATTGAAGTTGTCGTAGCAGATGTCAATGGTATTGCTAAAGATCCTGAAGTAGGCTATGGTTATCGCATTATCAAAGTCTCTGATTGGGTAAAAGATGATGATCTGAAGACTGTCAATGAGGGTAAGGCTGGGTATTAAAGGCCACAACATCACTATAAACTGATAAGAAAGGTGGTACATCCATGCCTAGTGTTGCCGATTTTTTGCTCAAGCGTGTACAGGAAAATGGCTGGTTTTCTGTTGGCAGCCTTTATTTTGATAACTGCTATACCCTTCAGCCTTTTGAAATTGATGGGCGCATTTGTCTCTCCCCGAGCGCTGAGCTGATTATTGCAATCAATAACTATGACGCGATTGATTCTGCAACGCTGGATGACTATCTGGTGCACGATGAGCGGCGCATTGGATACCAGCAGAATATCGCTATTTTCGGTTTCGAACATCTTCAGCATTTTGCTGTCAATCTTTTCAATTTGACGCATGTATATCCCAGCAAGGTTGAAGAGTTTCCTCTTCCTGCTATTCCCACTCCAGATGTAATCAACGGTATTACTTTGGATCCTGAAACCGGTTTGGCTGCAGATCAATCTGTTGCTCGTAAGATCACACGTAAGGAGATTGCCACTATGGATTTGTTTCCAGATCTGGAGATCTCTGATGCATCTGGTGCACGTATTAAGAAGTTGCAAGACTTCTATGCGAACCAGAAACAGTTCGCAGAAGCTATGAATAAGTTCCTCGGACTTTCGGACTGTATTTAATGATCTGCGACCTAACAGAATAATAACCCTTTGGTCGTAGTATGCATTAGGAGTTCGAATTCCAAATACATACTATAGACTTGAACAACGGGGTGTCAGTGGTAATACACTGCGCCCCGTAGTTTACCTTTCTCATTCAGGAAAGGGTGTTAGTGTTGGCGCCAGCATTAACGAGAAAATCTATTATATCAAGGAGGAATCCGACCATGAGCAAGAAAAAGAAGAACAAGAAGAATTCTTGGAAGTATTTCGATGGGGGATACGACAAGAAGAAGTCTGGCAAGAAGGGCAAGAAGAATAAGCGTTCCGTTTATGATAAGCCCAAGATGAAGACCGTTAAGCCGACTCTGTCCAAGAAGGACGCAAAGGCTAATAAGAAGGTCGTTCTGTCTCCTGTGGAAGTCCCCAAGGAGTTCAGAAAGAATCGCCTGAAGTGCAACCATGCTGTGCGCATGATTACCCCTGAGGCATACCGCAACATGACTCCTACCTATGCGGCTTACACTCCGGCGCTGGAGCGTGTGGTCGAGAAGTATGGTGAGGATCATGTCCATGTCTGCAAGGACTGCTATGATGTTCTGGTTGATCGCAATCTGATCACTTCCGATGAAGTCTATGATGCCATGACCACTCTGTATGTGGCTTGCAATGTTGCTGTTGCCAATAAGCGTCTGAAGGAAGATGAGGTTAAGGCTATTGCAAAGCTGAAAGATGTCGTCGAAGACTTCCGTCCTGTTCTGGACATCCTGGAGAAGATCGAAGAGGAAGGAACTGAGTCTGCTCAGCCTACCAATACCGCGAGCCTGAATGCCAATAGCGGCGCTGTATTTGTAGATCCCAGTGATGACTGATAATAGTCACTCAGTGCTACAATAAAGAGGGACGAGCGGGTATAATCCCGCTCGTTTCTTTTTCTTTTATTTTTGTATATGTTAAGTAGCGAGTAGGTATTCGCATATTACTTATAATTTGATTGTGTTACAAACACAGTTATACAAATGAGCCGAAGAATCCGGTTTATTGACTGTATCTCTCGGAATATATATTATAGTATAGAGAAAAGAAAAGAAATTTCGAGAGGATGTGAATTATAGATGAGCAAAAGAGTTATTAGAAAGTTTGATCCTAAAAAGATAAAGGGTGAAAGATGGGGCAAACTAGAAGTTGTTCGATTTGATCATGATGAGATCAAGCATGGAAAATACGGCAAATATAAAGTGCATTATGTATTGTTCCATTGCGAGTGTGGAAAAGAAAAGATACTCGATTATTATTCAGTCGCATCAAATACCAGAGGTGCGGTGAGAAGTTGTGGGTGTGCGTATTATGATAAAATGAAAGATGTGCGTAAATATCCAGATAGTATGCGAAATTCACCACTCTATAATGTATACCATAATATGGTACATCGGTGTTATGATATTAAAGACAAAGATTATCATAAATATGGTGCGCGTGGTATTTATGTGTGTGATGACTGGATAAAACCTGACAAAGTTCAAGGTTATATGAACTTTTATAATTGGGCGATTAATAGTGGATATGCCGGATATGAACCCGGTACGCCACGTAAAAATAGACCTACGTTAGATCGTATTGACAATAATGGTCCGTATGCTCCGTGGAATTGTAGATGGACTACCTATATAGAGCAAGCTAATAATAGACGGAGTGCAAGATATATAACAGATCTTGATGGTGAAGTTCTTACTTGGGCAGAATTCGATAGGAAGCATAATCTTCCATATAGAACCACAAAACAGCGAAAGCATCTGTATAAAGGTCAATGTTGGTCCGATGATGCTGTACTATATGCATCATATTACCAAGATAGAGGAATTCGCAAGAAGGTACGTACTGGTGAATTTATTGATAAAGATGGATTCAAAGTATTAATACCTACAAAAGAAACTTTAAGGAGGATTTTAAAGTATGGCTCGTGAATATACAGCAAAAGATATTCAGAGTATTAAAGACGATAGAGAAAGGGTGAGACTTAGGCCGACCATATATGTACCTTCAACGTATAAAGATGGCGCTATACACATCATTTTCGAGATTGTCGATAACTCAATTGATGAACTTTCTATTAAAGATTCGGTCGGATCTCATCTTAATTTGACATTTGATACTAAGACTCGAGAAGTTGTTATTATTGATGATGGTCGTGGTATTCCGCATGAATCTTTGCTCGATGCATGTACAGTGCTTAATACTTCTGGCAAATTCGATAACAGTGAAACTTCTGCATACACTTATAGTGGTGGTATCAATGGATGTGGTCAGAAGTGTGCAGTTTTTCTGTCCAAATACTGTGAAGTCACCTCAATGCGTGATGGTAAAATGTTGACTTATGTATTTGAGGATGGCTATCTCAAAGACACTATTAAGGGTAAGTCTAAAGAACATGGTACAATCAATAAGTTTACTATCGATAATAAACTGATCGAAGTAAATGATGTTACGCCCGACGACATCCGCAATCGTCTTATCGAAAAGAGCTATTGCTTCCCTGATATTCACATGACCTTTACAGTCCTGGAGAATGGTAAGGAGATTAAGACCTATACCTATTACGGCAATACTCTTCAGGATCTGGCTAAGAAAATGAAGCCGGATACTGATATTGTACAAGTATCTGATACCAGAAAGGTTAAGACTCTTCGCAATATTACCGATGATGATATCAGTGAAGTAAAGGTTATCGTGGATGCATCGCTGGCATATAGTGAGAAAGCTCTTGACATGGATACAGATGCGATGATCATCAGCTATGCTAACTCCATTAAAACCTATGATGGTGGACAACACGTTGAAGGTTTGAAGCTTGGTGTGATCAAATACTTCCGTGAGGTTGTAATTCCCAAGTCTTCTAAGAGAGACAAGGACCTTCCGATTATGCCAAGTGATATCACATCTGGTCTCTGTGGTGTTGTGAGTGTTAAAATCTCTAAACCGGAATTCTCCGCACAACATAAGGCACGTCTTATGAACCAGGAAGTCAAGTTTGCAGTGCGTGATGCAGTATTTGATGCGCTTTGTGATCAGAAGGGTTCTGTCACAAATGCTATGGCGGATTTTGTTCGCAGAGTTACTCGAGGTCGTATTGCATCTAAAAAGGTTCGTAAGAAAGATGTGGATAATGCTTTCTCCACGGATCGTCCAGATAAGTATGATCCGATCATTTATAATATGAAAACCATTTCACCAGAGGTGGTTCTTGTAGAGGGTGATTCGGCGGCTGGTCTTGCTTCATCTGCGCGTGACCCATATAACCAGGCAATCTATCCTGTGAAAAAGCCGAAGAATATTTATGACGCTAATTCTGAGTCCATTATGCATGGAGCGCGTTCTGTGTTCAATGATCTGATGGATATCTGTGGCATCGAACCTGGTAAGAAGTGTGATCCCAGTAAGTCTACTATGCGTCATATTCTGATGCTGACCGATGGTGATGTAGATGGTGACGGTATTGCAATCAGTGTTATCTGTCTGCTGGCCAAGCACTGTAGGCCGTTGATCGATGCTGGTATGGTTGGACGAATTCTACCTCCGGCATATTCCTTTCCGACTGAAAAGGGTAAGAAGAAGTTCGTCCGTTCCAAGAGAGAGTTCTTTGATCTTATCATGAAGAAGTTCGTTAAGGAGGTAACATTAACTGTTGGTGGAAAGAATCTCACAGGGGATAAACTGTATAATTTTCTGGAGGCTAACTTCAATTATGATCAGAAGCTGGAAAAGCTTGCCAACCGGTATTGCTGTGAACCTAAGCTGATGGAATATATCGCTTGGAAATATCATGGTAATAATAAAGATCAGAAGAGATCCTACTGGCAACAGGCATTAAAACAGTATCCCGAATTCAAGATTCTCATTGAAGACGGAGTTGTTGTTATAGACGGCGATCTTCCTGGATTTGATTATATCAATTTGGCATTTGATGAGAACTTTGATCGACATCTCCGCAAGTTCAAAGACATCCAGTCTGAGAATAGTCAGATCTATGGTTATTCGGTGAATGGTAAAGATGGATACACTCTATATGAAGTGATGCATCTGTTCCGTAAGTATATGCCGAATGGCGTCAAGAGATTCAAAGGTCTCGGCGAGCTTGAGAGCAAAGATCTGCGTGAACTTTGTATGGATCAGGAGAAGAGAACCGTTGTTATCTTCAAGTTCAAAGATTTTGAGAAAGATATGTCTAAGATCGATGTTATCATGTCTACTAAGGCAGAAGCAGCCGAAGCAAGATCTCGATTGTTAATGTCACTCAAAATTGATGAAATGGATCTTGACACCTAAAGGAGAAAGAAAATGTCTACTGAACCGTTGTATGAATTATCTGGTATGTCTCAGCAAGAATTTCAGTATCGGATAGCTGAAGGAATCGCATCGACAGAACCGAAATATGATCCTGACGCTTATGAAGAATATCTTAAGCTTGCTGTACCTGGATATAGAGACAAATTTATGGAAGACTACCAACCCGGTTCAAGATATGTAGGAGATGCACCAGTGCGTATGGATGTTATCAACTTTATTGCAGATATGCTATATAATACTGGTGCAGATCCAATTTCAGTTCATAGGCTCTTCAAGTGTGGATACTGTTATCATTTTGCAGTAATTCTTGAACATGAGTTTGGCGGGCGAATCTATTGGGTTAGAAACTGTGGCCACATGGTATGGGTTGATGAGAACAATCTTGCTTATGACATTGAAGGTTACAGAAACGATTTAGATATTGATGAACATCTAGCCACTATTTAAGAGCTGGAGCTTATTGGTGGTACAGATATTAAGAGAAATCTTGAATCATTCCGTCATCGGTATTTAGATCTTAAACCATGAAGAAAAATATTATACAATAGGAGGTGCAACAGATAATGGCAAATAAAGTATTATCTACTGTACGAGGAGGACAGCTGACCGAGATCATCATTTCAGTCGATGGTCCGAATGAAGTGAAGATATACAGAGATCTGATGAAGATGGATATGCCAAAGTGTCCTCACTGTGGTAAAGATCTCTATCCCAATCCAGAAGATTGTGGGTTCACTGTAAGCAATCCTCTGGCATCTACGTTTGGTATGGAACTCGGTGTTCCCAAGACCAAGTGTCAGGTTTGTGGTAAAGAAATTATCGATGATACCACACTGGACCTGGACGCATTCCCCAGTATTGTGAATTATCTGAAAGGACTGCGGACTGAGTACCAGCGTAGAGTGAAAGCTGCACAGCAGAAGAATAGGGGGAAGACTCAGTGAGCAAAAAGAACAAGAATTCTGGGGAGTTCTTGTCTCTGAAACCTATCCCTGGTGGACCTTTCGATGCTTATCTGAGAAAGAAGAAAACGGCGACAGAGAAACTTCCCAAAGACTCCAATGTTTATCTATATGACATGGTTGACATCTATGGCAGCGATGAGATTGTCAATATGTCTGAGATTGGTATTGGTGACTATGCCTACGGTAAGGGTATTATTCATGCAATGAATATGAACGTCGGTCGAAATATTCCCTGGATCGAAGATGGTCTGAAATCCGTTGAACGACGTGTACTGTTTATCATGTGGAGAGATAAGCTATGGGGTAAACGAAATACCAAGGTTGCGAGTATCGTTGGTAATATGATCAACCTAGTGTATCCTCACGGCGATCAAGCTCCTGCGGATACGATCTTCCGTCTTGGTAGATCGAAGAGTATGATGCTCCCCTATATCCAGGAACTTAGTAATTATGGTAACATGAAGGATCTTAAACCCGCCGCATCAAGATATGCAGATGCTAGTCTCTCTGACTATGCATATGATTGCTTCTTTAGTGAGATTGGTCCTAAACGTCCTCTGTACGATGAAAAGGATACCTATGCATATGCGGGCAAGGAGCCGATTTACCTGACTAGTAGATATCCGAATATTCTAATGCAGTGGAATCTTGGTATTGGTAAGGGTGCAATGTCCTGGCTTGGTGCATTCAATAGCACCGATATTTTCAAGACTGCGCTGATTCTGATGGATGATCCTCGAGCAAAAATTGAAATCTATCCTGACACTCCAGTTCCTGTTGAGATTGTGAACAAGAGTGAATTGAAGAAGTGTTTCGATGAGGTATCTTTCAAGGTCAAGATGCGTGCACCGTATTATACAGAAACCGATCAGCGCATGAATGGTACTAAGGTAGAAGATAAGTATACCATCGTATTCACCGCACTTCCTCTGGGCGTCACTGGTAATCAGATCTCTGATGAGATTACAAAGATCAAGATGGAAGAAGCAAAGAAGAACAACAAGCGTCTTCCTGAGGTAGTTAACTGTGAGGTAATTGCTGAAGATGACACCCCTGGTGGTGTAAAGGTTATCATTGAGTATGTACGTGGATATGATCCCCATGTACTTGCTGAGAAACTTTACAAGTCCACATCTTTGGCAAAGACTGTCGGAGTAAAATATAATCTAATTTTTGATAATCAGCCTGGTGTAAGAACACCTCGTGAAATCTTACTCCTATGGATTAATCAGAGATATGATCAGAAACGTCGATATTATCATCAGCTGGTATTGACTGCAGCAAGAGATCGTGCGATCTATGAAGCTCTTGCCACAATCCTTGGATCTAAAGATGCGATGGATAAAGCTATCAATATCATCCGGAACTCTGCGAACGATGAAGAGCGTATTGCAAATCTTCGTAAAGCGTTTGACTTCACCGAGCTTCAGGCTAAGGCTATCGGCGATATGCGCCTGAAGAATCTCCAGAAGCTGGATGTCAAGGAGACGATTGCAAAACGCGACCAGGCGATTGCTGACTATAAGCATTATCGTAAACTGCTTGGTGACGATGGTGCTATTAAGGAAGCAGTGCGAAAAGAGCTTGAAGAAGGTATGAAGAAATATGGACGTCCCAGGATGTCCAAGCTAAAGAATCTGAAGGGTGGTACAATCGGTGAACCGAATGAAGTTAAGTATATTCTATATAACAACGACTTCTACTATTGCTTTACCGAAGTTGAGCAGTTGAAGACTATTTGGCCCAAGATTGATAACAAGTACAAGATGGTCCAGGTTAAGAACGGTGATAATGTTCTTGTCTTTGATAGCAATGGTATCCTGAAGATTCTGAACGGTTATGCTTTTAATCCCAATGATACTGGTATCAGTATGGTGACGATTGGAGCCAGCGATGTCATTAGTATCATGACTGATACGCCCGGTAAGGGCTATGACAATGTAGTCATGGTAACTGAGCAGGGGTATGGCAAGCAGATGGAGTTGACCGAGGTGACAAAGTCTGTGAAGAGTCGTATTATCAACCTGAACACTAGTGACAAGCTCGCCGCAGTTATCCCTGTTAAAGGCGAGTGTCATCCTGATTCCATCGTTGGTATGATCTGCGAGGATAAGATGTACTATCTCCGAGTTGAGGATTTTCCTGTCTATAAGAGAACCTCTGCCGGTAATCGTATGATTAAGAATGTTGATAACCTGAAGATCGCGCATGCAATCTACTTCGATGCCACAGAGAATGCAGACTATATGCTGATCTATGGTGAATCTGGTTACATGAAGCTGCTCGATACGACGTTCCTGTCGTTTGCTAAGCGGGGTAATAATACGATCTCTCTGCAGGGTAAACGAATCGTCGGCGCAACGCTGCTTCATACTGCCGAAGACTATGTGGATCTCTACTTTGGTGCTGAGCCGTGTAGGATGGAGATTCGCGTACAGATCGGTAAGATGGTCAAGTTCAGCAATGTGACCACTGGTGAGGAGCAGAAGTTCAAGATGTCTACTTCTATCGGTACGCCTGTGAAGGTGCTGAAGCTGAATAAGTATGACTGGTATATGATCCAGTAAAACAAATAAGGTGGACCGGGGTTTTGTATGACTCCGGTCCACTTTCTATTTTAATAGGAGGATTATATGAATCTGCAAGAATTACACAAGATGTCTATGGATGCCTATAACACCAAGGCTGTTGAGTTCATGGAAAATGCCAAGAAGACTCTGTTCGATGATAAGAAGGGCGTTGGTTCTGTCTCGGATGGATATCATACCTTCGATGAACTTTACAATCATAGAGCAACTGAGTTCGCTGTTATCTGCAGAGCTTATCCATACCTGGCATGGAAGTCGTTGCAGCATGATGACCCTGAGTTTCCGATGTATGATGGGATGTTCATTGTTGGTATCAAAACGCCGATGGGTCAGGCTACCTATCACTATGACATTGATCCCTGGTGGGATGTATTCTCTGGGATAGAAATATTGGAACAAGCTCCTGAATATGATGGATATACGCCGAATGATGTCATTGAACGGCTGAAGAGTCTGTCCGATAGTAATGGTTGGTTGCCGGTAGGAGATATGTCTGATATCCCTTATTTTCAGGGAATTCTAGTATATTGCCCGGAAAGAAATAATAAGTATATGGTATATCGGAATGCTCGAGATGAGTGGCGTATCTGGGATGAAAGCGCGGGTGGTCATAGTGCTCTCACCGAACAGATAACGCATTGGAAGCCTCTTGGTTTATCTCCCGGAAAGTAAGTATATACTATATCAGTGAATCTAAAGAAAGGAGGTACCATAATAATGGGTACGTCTCGTATGTTACCATCGGAAATCAATCAGCTTGCTGATAGTTTCCGAGATATGGTAAGTCGACTTGGCGCAACACCAAACCATATGAAAGCGATTGAATTCGCATATCTTTGTCTCATGCATAGAGACCGCGCTTGGAAGTCCAAGCGTACTGAAGAAACATCCATACCCGTCGGGATGTTCGAAGTTGGAATCAATACTCCCGGCGGTACAGTCGTAAACCAGTTTCAAGTGGAGCTTTACTGGGACCTCTTTATGGTCACTGAAATCGAACAAGCTCCAATTCACGATCAACCTACGTCGAGTCAGATCAGTGAACGGCTCGATACATTATTAGGAGTATAAGACTATGGACAACAAAAGTTTCACCGATTTACATGATTCGGATAATTGGACAATTTCAATCCTGGTCCGAGATATCAATGGTAAACGCAGATCTATTGTATATGCATCTCGCGAAGATCTTCTGCGTGATGCTGCCGATATGATCACTGAAGAAGATGAGCTCCTCATGGTTATGTGGGGTGAAATCATGCTTTACAATGCCTTAGTAACCGACCCAGAAATGGCCATTATGATTGACGATCTGATCGGTTTCTTTGGATAATAATGACAGGAGGATATGTACAATGAGCGCTAACTACACCAAATGCCATGTGATTGCCGGTTTCCCCGGCATCGGCAAGACCACAGTCGCAAAGAAGTTTGAGGAGTCTAAGAACTCGAACTTCATATTCCTGGACTTCGATAGTGCAGTCTTTAAGCATAACGTAAATTATGCTGATCTAAAGGAGTTCAATATCAACACCGGCAAGTTTGAAACTGTTAGCTCTGAACACTATGCTTATGTGAAGGCAATCAAGGACATCATGGATGGCTATGAGCGTGGTGCAAAAGATAATGATAAAGCTCCTAAGCTGTTCATTATGTGCAGTACCCATACTGAAGTGCGGAGACTCCTGGATAAGTTCGAAATTCCGCATACAATTGTAATCCCTGGCGGCTCCATAACTGCATATAGAACTTATGTCAACCGTCTTACTGCTCGTTATGAGGCTTCTTTGGAGACTGATGATGTTGCACTTCAGGAAGCAAATAAGAGAGCACTGGATGCAGTTGAGAAGAACTACTACAAGTTCATTGCTGAGATCAAGGATAATCCGATCAGCAAGTATGCTCAGTTGGTTGTACTTGCTGACAATGAGACTCTGAGTGATTATGTTCACTCTACCGTTACCGGCAGTGTTCTCAGCTGCATGTTCAATGCCGTTGGTATCCCGCATGTAACCAACCATGATGTTCAGAAGGCGCTTCTGGAACGTGATGATGCTCTTCACACTACCATGGGCCAGCATGGCGAGGTTATCTTCTGGAGCGATCCTGTTCCTGGTGATATCATAGACATGCCTGAAGTCAACGCAATCGTTTATAGCCTTAATAAAATCCTCGGTAAGCAGTCTGTCAACAGCGCCTTTGCCGGTTGTCCCTATGTCATGATCAGCAAGGAGACAGCCCAAGGTGTTATTGACTGCTGCAATTTGGCTATCTCTAAGCTCGAGTCTGGTGCTCGTGAGGACAACGATGTTGAGGTCTTTGGTGATCTCGCTCTACATTACGAGAGACTGATCGATGCTGTCGATGGCTTTAGCTATCTCCACTGGCACGCAAAGCGCCAGAAAGAGGAAGCGGCCAAGAAAAATAAAGAGGATAAGGCGAATCTCAAGATAGTCGGTAAAGATGGTTCTCTCGGTATCGTCAACAAAAAATCATCTATCGATCCGTCTACCATCTATACAGCGAAGGATACCAATGAGTACAAAAGTGAACAATCCTAAGATTTGCACATCATATTTCTACCAAGTTCGATTCTTTACACCAAATATGCTTCCGATGAGTACGGCTATGTGGGATCCGAAATGGTATCATGATGGTAAAGATCAACTCCATGTCTTTAGGGATAAACGTGGTATTATCAATGGTGTTCGTATGCCAGCTTTTGTTCCTGGAGATGAATGTCACAGGCTATGTTCTGGTCCTGATGGATGTAATGAGAAGAATGGTAATGAACCGTGTCGATTCCTTAAAGCTTATCGGGATCAGTTGGATAGTCTTGACTTCAAGAAAGTCATGAAACATCTGAAACAGCATGCAGCACCTGTAATCAAAGCTGATCCACAGATCATTGTATTGCTGTTTCATGAAAAACCAGATAATCCTTGCAGTGAACGTGGTATAGTACAGGAGTGGTTCAAAGATCATGGGGTTAAAGTTGAAGAGCTGAAATACCCTATAAAAGACCACTACTAAAATTTCCGATTTGAGAGAACTTCTAAGTATATACTATAATTGTGAAGTGAAGATATCAATCGCTTCAAATTATAGATAGAAAGGAGTTCTTAACGGTGTCGAGAGAACTCAAGAAACTGCAGAAAAAATCTATGCGGAAGATCGAGGAAGCAAAGCAGATCTGCAAAGCTAACAATGAAACCGTAGGTATCTGTGTCGATGAAATCGTCAAATCACAGGAAGCGTTCGATAAGTGGTTCTTCGAGAATGCGTTCAACCCGGACGCGCCTTCTCTCATACTGTGAGGTATAATTATGGATCACGAAATCGTATGTATTCCTGAAGATTCTGATGATAATTCGTCTGAGGATGAGTAGTAGCCATCCACTATAAAAGGGGCTGCCAGGGAACTTTCCTTGGCAGTTCTTTTTCTATTTTGACATCACTATAATTATTATGTAACAGGTGGTGATGTAACAATGCTCAAAGATAAATTCGGTCCTATCATCACCAAGAATCTCACCCCTACTGCGATAAAAACGCTGGAGAAAAAGATTATTGAGTATGTGGACCGGAATTCGGAAGTATTGATGACTCTTGATTTGAGTCGCAGATATTCTTTCGGTGATACTGATCGCCAGGTTCTCTATGATGGATTGGGAGTTTCTTTACCGGAGTTAGAAGAAGAGATCAAGAATAGTAAATCTATATATTCTGGTAATAAAGTTCAATCTAACCCGTTCTATCTCGCGTCAATTTTGGCTGCTTCTTTTTTCCTTTCTAAGAAGGATAGTAAGATGGCATCTATGATTATTACGTATATGTCTTTAATGATGTGGACGTCTCTTCATAAGGGTTTCTTTAAATATGAAGCTAATAAACAGGTCATGGACTATACGATTGCTCATCTGAATAATACATTCAGTATTCGTCAGTTTCCTTCATTATTTGCTTTTATTCAGGATAATACAGACACGGTGCTGGATACTTATAAGAGCAGGATTGTAAAATGTGAAGATTCTGATATGACTTGGGTCATAGATGCTCTTTGGACTCGGTTAAAAGGCAAGATGAAAAAGATTTCTGCCGAGTTCTATAAAAATCATACTTCTGGTAAATACCTTAATTCGGATGAAGACAGTGTCGATGCAGATAATTTTCACGAGATCGATAATATCTCATTTGCAATCGATCGTCTGACGAACAAAGTGTATATTAAGCTGCTCAATCGGCAATATGATAAACGGTTTCTGAAGTATAGTATCAATTCAGCTGATACATCTTATCAGAAGCTGCTCAATCTGGTCGAAGATATTATCGATTCAGATGGAGACTCCAAGACATTAAGACCCCTAATCAGTGCGATGATTGAGTTCTATGTCCAGCAGTCTGGTAAACCGATTGAGTACGTTGCTAAAGGCGACTTTATCGCCTTTATGAAAACTGCATACTCTTCCAACACCGATGCTGTCCAGATGGACACAATCAAGAGGACGATTGATACATGGCTTTCCGAGAATATGATGAAGTATGGAAAAGCGAAATACGGTAAGACTCTACAGATTCAATACCGTAGATGCTTGTACATGTTCTTCGTATTTATGATCAACCATGAAGCAAAAGTCCAATAGTGATGCTGCTAGAGTATGGATCCTATAAATTTAAATGGTAAAGAAAGGAGCATTCACTATGTTCAAGACGCACAAGAGTAAGATTCTGACCAATGAAGAAAATGAGGTTATGTGGCACCTGAGTGAAGCTCAGAAGATCTTCGCACAATGCTGTGCCGATGAACCTCAGGATCCGGCTGATACATACAATTTTGGTCACTATCTCGATGCAGCAAGAAACGCTGTTATCATGCGGGGTGCTAGGAGGCTTGACCCGGAGCATCTGATTCCTGTTAAGGAGCCTCTTGTTTCGCATGCTGCTAAGATTCTAGGCGTTTCTTCTGGAGGTACATATAAGGAGGATAAATAATGACGCCTCTTCGTAAGGAACTTGAAGGAAAAATCTATGAGTTAATGGATGATATGGACCCTTCCGGTAAAAATACCGAGCGCATGCGTGGTTATTTCAATACCATGGATGATATCAGTTTCTATAAGTTCATGGATGAATTCTTTGATAACCCTGATAAGAATTTCCCTGTTGCATATGAACCATATAATCATCCAGTAACATTGGATTTCGTTCATAAGGTTGCTAAGAAAAGAGGCGTTCCTATTTATGAACGCGTATTCCGTCCTTATGTTACTGGTGATGTAGACAATCCTCCCGGTACTGTACATCCAATCATGGTTTTGGATGTTCCGGTAAAGCGCTTGAAGCAGATGGCTTTCAGTAAAAACCATACTTCTACCGCTGCTGCTAAACGAGATCCAAGAACTGGACAGGTTTCTGGCGAAGATAGAACCGCTCGTATTACCGACGTCGAGGCTTTCTCTCTGCTGGTTCAGGGACAGTATAATTCTGCACAAGAGTTTTATGGTCCTATGGCTGATGATACAGAGGCGCATTATGAAATGTTGAGAGCTATTCAACGAGATGGTGAAGTAGAGCTTCGAGATCTTCCCAATGATCCTGCAAATAAGGTGACATTGAATACGATCAATGCTTTCATGATCGGTTCTGGTCTGATGTCCAATTTGGTTGATGAAACCGGATATGTTCTTCCGATT